TCCCGTCGGGACTACAACTTAAAATAAGCAATCATCTGATTTATAGATGGTTGCTATTTTTATTGTTGATATTTTCGGCGTGTTTTTGGCGATATAATACCCGTTTAACATTTACTTACCCAAACTTCGTGATCGGCCTTGTGCTTTGATTGCGTCCACTTCATTACGCAAATATAGCACTTTTCGTCCTATTCTTATCGGATTTAGACACTTTTCTTTCTCCCACCTATGTAATGTCGGATAGGATACCCTCAAAATTCCAGAAGTCTCCTCGCGGGTGTAATATTCCATCTTATCCCCCATAGCAGCCTTGACAGCACTAAAGGTTTTTTCGGCTATACTATTACCTGTTTCCTGAATGAGTGCATTCGCAAAGGTACGCAAATCAGATGCACGAACCAAGAACATCGCATCCGCTTGCCGATCTTGCATGACTTGCATAAGTATACTATCCATATCCTATTAAATAAAAGGCAGCTTCTGCTGCCATCCGTCGATATATTTTCTGATTACCTTTTTTATCCCACGCCATAATATCGGCTGAGATTTATGACACTTGAAGCGATAAGAAAATGAGTGATTAAAATGGACCCCAAATTCTTTATCTTTGACGATAATTGATTCTAACAACTCGATCCTGCTGAAATCTATATTAACCTCCGATTCATCGCGTGCCCCACCTTTTCTTTTTTTCTTGATCCCCATTGCACATCCCGAATTTAATCACTACCTTTATCCTGCGTGTAGGGGTGATCTTTCGGGATTGCCTCTTTTTTATTTCTTCTCCAGCTCTGCCAGGAGAGCGTCGGCAAGGGTAATCGTAGAACGAGCAATTGCTACATCAGCCGGCATGTCCTTGTATTCGTCTTTAACCTTCGCACCAGTAGTAATAGCAGCATGGAATACGACCGGCATTATTTGCCCGGCATACACCCGCCGCCAGTACTCCCGGTCAACTGGTAAGGATTCCTTACAAGTTGGGTTATCAACTGTCAACTTTTCTTTGACAGTTGGCCCGTACTCTCCCCGCGCCAGCTTCTCGGCGTAGTCGTCGTCACGCATCATAAGGTCATTTAGGGTCGTCGTATCAGGTATTAGTATCCCCTCTAAGCTATAAAGCTCAACATGTTCATACTCACCCGCATCCAATAAGGCTATTATCCTGCTATGGGGCTCACCCCGGCGGTCATCACATATAATTCTTGCGTTTCTCCCACTCCTCGTGCACACCGGCGCGCCTGCTTTGGCGGCCGCTAAATCGAAATTCTTCATGTTATTCAGTTTTATTAAATTTACCACCAAAATAAATCTCCCCACAAAAGGGTAAACACTATCGTTACATTTATCCATGATATTGATAAAAGCAAGCCGCCAATATCGTAATCGCGCATCGGCCTATCGTAGATATTTTTCGCCCAAAGCAATAGAAGGATATACACCACTACTGCCACGGCATTATACCAAGTCATTGCTATCATGGTTATTTCAGTTTTTCGAGATTTTGCGAGAATCTCGCTATTTCAGTAATTCATAAAGTGTTTTATCCTTCGCTATCGTCCCGATTTTCACCCGTCCTGCCTCTTCTTCGGTGTCGAATTGTAGCACCATTTTTTCACGTATTGGACATCCATTGTCCCGCCAAATTACATCGACCATAAGATGCCACTTTCCATTCCAAAATGCGGGTCCCCCGAATATCTCGGCCACGTAAGCGTATATTTTACGGGTAACTATTTGACAGATCAAGTCGCTCATTTCACCAATTCAAATTCGTAAACTACTACCCACGGATTCGATTTCCACGTACCCCGGCCGTAAACCTTGTCAATCAGCGAGGCGAAGGCTTCGCGGGGAGTGTCTTTTAAAATGTCTCCTATTACAAAGTGGGTTGGATGTATGGGGAAATTTTTTGGAAAGTTCGGCGTAAATTGCCTGATCCCTTCCCGTAAACACTCCTCGTCCGAAATATCCTGCAACCGCTCGCAGCGGATTCCCGTGATGCGGATTTGGTGGGGCATCAGGTCGGCGCTAACGTACATTTTATTGCGCCAACCTTTGTGCGTTGAAATAATCTGATATCCATCGATTTCGGGACGCGAGAGGTAAGCCCAAGACTGGATGCCTGCCTGTTCGTAACTTTGCGCCACGGCCACGACCTCGCCGACCCCGTATTTCGGCAATATCACATCCCCATTATTCCTTTTTGCCCATCCGAAGTTGTCAGATAAAAAGTCCGGTTGCGGAATTATTATCCGTCGCGTCATGGTCTTTCGACCCTCGATAACCGCCTGCGTCAGTCCGTATCGGTCGTTAAACATAATCTTCTTCATGGCTATTCTTGTTTTAGGTTGTTCAGTCTGTCGAGCTCGGCGGCGATGATAGCACCTGCCTCGGCAAGCAAGTTCACCGCTTCTACATTTTTGGAAAGGCGCGCAGAAAATTCAACCAGATTCTCTGCGCGCGCAACCATGTTGCATGCCCCCTCCAACTTGCCGCGTGATGCAAATATTTTAGCGCGCTCCTCCGCAATCAGTTCGATTCCTGTTTTCATTTTTTTCTTTTTTCATGGCTCAATCATTTTCGTCGTTATCATCATCGGGATAGCTCACATCCTCATAGTCCACACAGAAGCTGATGATGTCCCGCTCCTCGTCAAACATTCCTTCGTCCCGGCACTGCTCGTATTTCCGGCAGTTATAGCAATAACAGTCGTTTATCGGTCTGTTGATTTTCATCACTCATACGGGTTTGTGGGTAAATCGTGAACGCTGACGGCCAGCCCGGCGGGGATCAGACCGCGGTAGTCCAAGTGCAGGCGATGGAGTAAATCATACAATTTGTAAGGATCTGATATAGCGCATACCTCCGAGCTGCTGAGGGAAGAAGTTCGTATAAATGTTTTCCAGTCGTGGTCCCATAAAAACCAGTCTTTCCATTCGCAGGAATACATTCGTTTGTCTTCCTGTTCGAATACCCATCGAGCACTTTCCTGCTCCTCGACTATATTCGCCAGCTCAGAGATCGGGATAAACGGTTTTCCGTCGTTGTAACCCCGCTCGGTGATCTTCACAAACAGATCGGACATCGGACGAAGGATCGGGGATGCCATAACCAACTCTTCCGAATACTTCTCACCGGAAATCATTTCAACTTTTTCTTCCCCATTCCAGTCGCAACACGCTGCACTCTGCCACTCCCATACGGTGGTCATTCCGCGCTTTCTGTCTAATAATTTAAGCCCATACGGCAGATACCCCGCGATGTCGGTTAGTGTAAGTTCTCGTTTCATGCGTCTATGGTTATTTGCTCTGATTTTTTGTTAATGGTTAACTCTGTTATATCAAAATCAAGTATATATTCTACGCCATCTTCAAGGATGCACACACTAATGTCGCACGCCTCGCAGTCATTATCTACCGCCCAGTCGTAAAGTTCTTTCGGTGTCATATCTCTGTCTTATTCGTGAATCTCCCGCCAGCCGAGGATGTTTTCGTGGTCAATGTGGACACTTGTCCTATCAATACACCACTTATTTTTGCCACTCCATAAATCACCCAATCGAAATGCTATTGCCATCATGATTTTATTAAAAGCCTTGTATTTCACCTCTACAACCTTAATATATTCCGGCAATTCCTCTTTCGGGTCGTGCCAGCGCGTCAGCTCCTCATACTGGGCTTTTGCCCCGGCGATATAGGCGTCTATCATCGCCTGTCTGTTGTATGGATGCACGAGACCTGCTCCCAGCGAATCAATCCATTCTTTCGCTCTTTCCTCAATCGTTTTCATTCTCGTTCAGTTTTTGGATGAAATTCTTTCGGTGGTATTCGTAATCCGGTTCGAACTCTCCGTCCTCGCCGTTCTCGAACCACATATCGTCGAATGCACTGATCGCTTTCTTCTGCATCCGCTCCTCGGCCTCCTGCTCGGCGATGTCGGCCGTGTGGGTCATTGCAGTCCGAATCTGCCATTTCGCGTGGTCCGCCAACTCTGCCGTGAGATTATTGATGCACCCGTCGATAAATTCTTTTGCTTTTTCGCTTTTCATGGCTAAATATTGTATTTAGTGTAACGCCCACGTCTTGTGCATGGTGGCGATCAGGTCTATATACCCTTTGTATTCCTCCATCTGTTCGGGACTATAGCCTTCGGCCTCGCCAATTTTTCGGAAATGCTTCTGCCACTCGGAAATGGTGTAGCGTTTGCATCCTATTTGAATAACATCCTCACCCCAATAGGATACTGCATGGCTAGATGCGCTGATAAATAGCGATTTCGGAACATCGCACCCGTAGCCCAGTGTGCACCCGTCGCCCAGCTCGCACTCGTCGCCCAGTTTGCACTCGTCGCCCAGTTTGCACCCGTAGCCCAACTTGCACACGTAGCCCAACTCACACCAGTCGCCCAGTGTGCACCAGTCGCCCAGTGTGCACCCGTCGCCCAGTGTGCACCCGTCGCCCAGCTTGCACCCGGCGCCCAGCTTGCACCCGGCGCCCATCTTGCACCCGTCGCCCAACTTGCACCCGTAGCCCAGCTCACACCCGTAGCCCAGTGTGCACCCGTCGCCCAGCTCACACCAGTCGCCCAGTTTGCACCCGTAGCCCAGCTTGCACTTGTCGCCCATCTTGCACCCGTCGCCCAACTTGCACCCGTCGCCCAACTTGCACCCGGCGCCCAGCTTGCACCCGGCGCCCATCTTGCACCCGGCGCCCAGTGTGCACCCGTCGCCCAGTTTGATATTGCGCGCCTCAAATTCGGCGGCTAATTCAGAAAGTTCATTGTACTGAAAGGGTATCCAGCCTTTGCCTGAAACCCAGAGATAAATTGTTTTCATGGTGGGTTATATTTTGTGTTTTACTTTCCGATTCGGTATGCAGGAAATCCAGCCCCAGAACGGGATGCGCCGCTTCAGGTAGTCCGGATCATCCTCGTGGTTGTATGCCTCTGTCTCGAAGCAGGTGTAGTAGTACGCGCCCGGATAAGGCGGGATAATCACTTCGATCAGCCACGAAATGCCATAGCAAATCCAGCCGGCGAAGAGAATGCTGATCGCCGTAAGCGCCCAGCCCCACCAAGCGAACAGGTAGCTTATGGCAAGGGGCAGGAGGATTGCCGCGAACAGCACGGCCAGTTCGATCTGCTGGGCGCAGTGGATTCCTTCGTGGCGGCGCGTAGTCTCGTCCATGCTCCACGCCATCGGCTTCCGGGTAAAAGACCACAAAAGCCACGTTACCCAGCTGAACCCCTTGAACGGGATAAACGGGTTGTGAACCTCAATAGGTAGTTTCATCACAGATTCAGTTTACGTCCAGTAATCACAATCCATTCGATGGCATCCTCAAGTGCATTCAAAATAGATATGCGCTCCTGCCATCCTATCTGTCGTTCGTCGTCTCCCCAGTACAAATACCAGCAATGATTGGTGGACGAGCAAATCCCAATGTTTAATTTATATACTATCCCTCGCCCGTCCGTTATTGTTTTTGGGATTATCCCCAGCAGGTCGGCGACCGTGAAAGCGGCTATATCTTGCTCGCTCGGATAGAAGTGCCTAAGCTTTGAAGTCAGGATATATTCGTTTGTGTCCAAAGGGTCTATCCATGCCATGCTCGCCCTCTCTGCTGGCACTCCCAGTTCGATCAGCCGCTCCGACTGCTCGATGCTTGTTACTTGGTTTTTCATGTCCTATAATTTTTTGAATTCAATGCTTTCTCGCATGGTTCTCGTATTCATTTATCGTTTTGAATATCTGAAATGCTACTTGAGGCACGATGGCGTTTCCGTAGGCTTTGATGGACATGTTTCGCCATTTAGGAAAGGTAATACCGTCCAATCCACCGGAAATCCCATCATTTCGGCAACAAACAGGGGATTGAGTTGGGAAGTTTTCCCATGGCGCTGTGTGCAGTGTTCGCCGATCATTACCGGGATGTTGCACAATGCGTCGGTTCTCATCGCTCCGTTCCTGCGCATCAGCGCTGCAAGAGATACTGGTGGCTGAAAATCGCGGGCAGTAGGTGTCGGGAGCATTCCCTTGGGCATTAGTCCCGGTAGGCTTGGCGAAAAATCCGCGCGATCGCCTCCGGTTATCTTCGAAGCGCGACGCGTTGGCAACAAGCTCAACGGCATGAACACCGTCTTGCCGTTCTTGCATTGTTTCAACCCCTGCGTCTGAACGGTGGGCAGCAATCCCCTTCGTGCCGCATATCCGCACATGATCTCCTGCGCAAGGCATCCCGAATTGCCCGGTACGGGGTTCTTCTTTGGGGTTATCGTTGTCGCGTCGAACGCACACGGGGTTTTCAACAAGGTGCCCGACAAACCAGCATCTGTCCCTTCGGTGGGGAGCGCCGACACCGCAAGCCGGTATAATGTACGGTTGAACCGCATATCCCGCCGCCTCCAAGTCAGAACACACCTGCTCGAAGACCACTCCTTCCGACCAATTAACAATTCCGAAAACGTTCTCGCCCACGATCCATCGAGGTCGAACAGTCCGAATAACCCGCAACATTTCCGGCCAGAGGTAGCGGTCGTCCTCCGTGCCTTTGCGCTTGCCCGCGAGCGAGAACGGCTGGCAGGGGAAACCGCCTGTAAGGACGTCAACTCGTCCTCGCCAAATAGTAAAGTCTGTCGTGCGTATGTCCGCATACTGTTCTGCATTAGGAAAGTGATATTTTAAAATTCGGCGGCAGAAAGGATCGATTTCGCAGTTGAAAGAGTTTGTCCAACCGGCCCACTCCGCAGCGAGGTCGAAACCGCCGATGCCCGAAAAAAGTGAAGCGTGCGTCATGGTCATTCGCATAATCCGTAATAACTCATACAGCTGTCTTTCCCACCCGAAAAGGTTACTATGACTTTCATACGAATAATGATTTTTGAACTCTTGTTAAAACTTTGCTCCGGGCGGCGGCACAGAAATCCTTTTTGATCTCGAATCCGTATGCTTTTCGGCCCATATTGGCAGCCGCGAGCAGGGTTGTTCCGCTTCCTGCGCAGGGGTCGATAACGACATCCCCCTTGTCGGTGAATATCTCAATCAGACGTTCCAGCAGCGGTACGGGTTTCTGCGTCGGGTGGATCTTCGGCGTTTCGGTATCACGTACCCAATCGAAGCAGTTGAAGATCATCCGCCCGTCGTTGTTGAATTTCGGCAGGCGGTCGCGGTAGAGTATCAATCCGTATTCGCAGTTGCCGACGACTTTCATGTTGGCTTTGAGTACCTGCGCGGAGAAATCTTTTCGGAATACGAGCGGGATATAGCGTTTCAGCCCATACCGCTGTCCGAGTTCGATGTAGTAGTGCATCTGCTCGAACGGGCAGAAAAGGATCATGCAGGCCGCACCTCCCTTGCATCGTTTCCCATCACCTGCTTCGTCCGTGGCTTGTTCCTTTACCGGCTTGTCTTTGCGGAGCATCTGCGAGCAGAAGTGCATGAACTCCGCCGGCCTGAAATCCTTGTCCGTGTCGAAAAACTGCTTGCCTGCAAGATCGCTCTCGCCGTTCTTGTTGTCGCCGTCGACATACCATGCCGGGTTGCTGGCATAGGCGTTTGTGTCGAGGTTGTATGGGACATCGGCGATGATGAGCTGCGCTCTCGGAATGCCGTATGACTTGAAATTCTGGAAATGGTCGTTGAATAGTTCGATGTTATTCATTCTTACTGCTCGTTAAAGTTTAACCGAGAGGAACGGCGTGACTGATTATCTTACCGCACTTCTAATACTCCACAGCCGCCCGACGGTCGATGAAGAAATGAATACCCGGTGCGCATTCATTCCAACGGCAATCGTCAAAATTAGGGACCTCGACGGTAGCGCCGACCGTATACACGAAGTTGTTGTCATGGTTCGAATGAATTGCCTCGATGTCGGCTTTGGTTCCATCGGCATTCTGAATCTCCGCCACATAGGCTTTGTCGCAACGACATTTTTCACCTCCGGCAGAACTTCGGCGGGCGTCTTCCGGAATTTGTAGCTTCACGACATAGCCCGAAGCCTTCTTCCAGCCGATAAAACTGCCATCGGTAGGACAAGCCATATATGCGCCTTTGGCTCCGCACAGGTTGGCTCCGCACAGGTCGGCTCCGCACAGGTTGGCTCTGCACAGGTCGGCTCCGCACAGGTCGGCTCCGCACAGGTCGGCTCCGCGCAGGTCGGCTCCGTACAGGTTGGCTCCGCACAGGTCGGCTCCGCGCAGGTCGGCTCTGCGCAGGTCGGCTCTGCGCAGGTCGGCTCCGCACAGGTCGGCTCCGCACAGGTCGGCTCCGCGCAGGTCGGCTCCGTACAGGTTGGCTCCGCACAGGTTGGCTCTGCGCAGGTTGGCTCCGCGCAGGTTGGCTCTGCGTAGGTTGGCTTCGCTTTTAATAGCTTCGGATACGGTCTTTTTAATTGTGTTATTTTCGGACAAATACTCGAAAAGTATATTACCTGTCCACCGATTTTTTATCTCAATTTTGATTTGCTTGCTCATGATTGTTGATGGTTAAAAGGTTAAATGACAATACGACTATTTCAAGTACCACAGATACTGACCGTTGACCGACTCCAACGTAAAGTTATCTTCAAGCGATCCGGCCATGCGTTTGAATCGGATATATGCCATAGCCTCATCTCGTGTATAACATTTCCGTCCTGATTGCGTATTTGGTGGATTATTTCTCTCCAGAGCTTTGTCCATTTTCGCATAAGTGACAAAGGCTGTATAGGCGTTTGTATGCTTCAAGTACGCCTGTTTGCTTTGCATGGTAGCTATCAAACGACGAATATCTTTCACGCTGTAATCTTGAAATAGCCAAACTATCTGCACCTCCGTTAGGGGTTCCGGCATTGAGGCAATACATGGAGCGTTCGTGGTGATCCATCGTATGAGTTCCGCAGCCTCCGCCTCTTTCCCCCCTACAACCCCCTTTTTAGTATCTACCAGTGTGTGTGTATATTCTTCTATTCTTTCTTTCTTATATTCTTTAGTTGTGGTTATTTGTTGGTTATCTGTTGGTTGTTCGCTGGTTATTTGTTGGTTATCTGTTGGTTGACAACCATTATCAAAACCATCCTGTGCTTGTTGGTATAAATCATAATTACAGACAGTTATGATAGTATATTTGCGTGTTCCCGACTTGGTTATAAACCCGCAATTATCCAGCTTGTCTATTGCGGTGCGTATTTGCATCTCCGAAAGTCCTGTCTCTTCGGATAGCTGTCCTCTGCTGGTTACCAATTGTCCGCGGTCGATGATTAAACCCTTCCACTTCTTGGCCCGGTAATTTGCCTTCAAAATGAAATGCAATGCCAGCCGCACACAGTTCGTATCCGGATACCATTCCCAATCAAGGAAGCTGCGATACATCTTAATCCAGCTGTTATTTGAAGTGTTACACATTGCGAATTAATCGTTTGTAATAATTGATCTTATCGGACATTTCGGACCTCGACAATTTGAAAATCGTGCGTTTCTTGCGTTCCAGTTCTTCAACCGTCGGCAATCCATATAGCCGGATCAGCACCTTACGATAGACCGGTATGAGACCTTCGAGGCGCTCGTTGCAATTCTTGCACTGAGCATGACAGTTTCTCTCGTCCCACCGGGTAGCTTTGTGAGCGCGGCCTATATAATGCCCGCAATCGCATGTTTTAGGCGTTATAGGCGCACCACACGTTATGCAGTATCCACGACCATCAGGACAGTCCCGATGACGGATATAAAGGCTGAAATAGCGGTCGTAGTCAAGTTCAGGTTTTGTCATGTGTTATATCCCATTTGCCGTATTTGCTCTTTCTCGAAGCTCAACTGGGTACGCAGGTTATCGGATTGATGTACGCAGGTCCTGTTAATCCTATCCAACCAGTTTACGATCTTGTTCTCCTCGGCGCAGGCAGATTTGAGTATCTCCTTCTGCACGCTGGGAGCAAGCGGTATGAGGTCCTTGAGGCGTGATGCCTTTATCAGGGCCAAATCCTGCTCGTATTTTGCCATAGCCAACAAGTAGGAGCTGCGGGCCATACGTACGCTCAGTTCCGACAAACGGATAGACATAGCCTGCGGCTCGGTGGGCGGATCTGATTCCAAGAAGAGCTGCATCTCCTCTATTTCCTTGAGTGTAGATGTATCCATACTCAGAACGGAAGATCATCGGGTTCAAAGCCAGACGCCGGCGCCGGCCCGGAAGGTTGGTTTTCTTTGCGGTCCAATACCTTGCCCAGCATCCTGACCGTATCGGCCATAATCTCTGTAATGTACCGCTTGACACCGTCCCGATCTGTATAGTCGCGGGTGCGCAGCCGGCCTTCAACATAGAGTTGGGAGCCTTTCTTTACGTATTTGTCAACGATATCCGCGGTGTTGCGCCACGCCACCACATGATGCCATTCGGTTATCTCCTTGGGAGTATTTGTTTGGCGGTCCGTGTAGCGTTCGGTCGTCGCCACACTCAGGCTGGCGACCTTGTTTCCCCCGTCCAACACCCGGACTTCTGGATCGGCGCCTACATTACCGATAATGATTACCTTGTTTACCATATTTCCGATGCTGTTTCTTTGCGAATATTTTAAGTTTGCGGATTGCATTCCATTCGTGGATGGATTGCTCCGGATGCGGATGAAGCACGCTGATTGCCTTCAGTAAGTTCCGCATATCGGTATTCGAAATATCCATGACGACTACTTTTTGAAGGTGGTTTTGATGATTGTCTTACTGGAGCGGGCCGGAGGATAGATCATTTCACCGGTTTCGGGGGCTACGACTCCCGACCTCGGCAGGTTCCGAAGCATCGTTTCCCGTTCTTTAATGTCGGCCTTGAGGGCTTCCAGCGTCTTGTACATGTCGTTCAGTTCGCTGTCTCCGCACATTGAATAGTCGTACTTGACACCCGATTCGGCCTCTTCCAGCCGGCAGTCGCCGAACTGGTGTGATTTGCCGTATTTGGACAGTTCGCGGAGTGTGATGTCCCGAACCTGCGCATCATCCTTGAATTGCTTGATCGCATTCTCCATGCGGCTGATCTGTATGTGTGCATCTATAGGGCTGATGTCGCCATTTACGACGGCGCTGATTGCCCGGCCTGCCAGATCGGAAATGGATGCCGGATCTCCGAATAGTGTTATCTGCTGATTCATGCTTTATTTTCCCTCGTTAAATTGTAGTATTCGGTAACTTTGACATTGACTTTTGTAAGCATTTCTTTATCGACGATATACTTGGACTCCAAGAATCCGATTAATGAGAATCGCTTATTGGCTCCCTTGGCGTCTTCCTTGGCCTTGATTATCTCTTCGAACAAGTCCAAAGTTAGCATTTCGTCAGTAAGCGTAGGCTTGGAAGCCGGGCCGGCGTCATCATGCCGAGGCAGTCGGTCTACGTCATCTTCGTCAGTGGCTATATGAAAGTATTTGAGAATGAAATAACGCTCCCCGTAGGTCATTGCCGAACCTACGCCTTTGTCCCAATCATTCTGACCGTTGGCGCTCCACTCGCATACGTCCTTCTCTCCGGATTCCACGTCGATCCAAGTGAAACGCATCTTCACACTCGAAAGGATTTCGGATTTAGGGCGCTGATCCCGTCCTACGGTATAATCCTGACGGGTATTTGTGATGTCGAGAACCTCCGTTTTGAGGATCACGCCGAGTTCGTCCATCTTGGGCCGGACGATGCCAAGTACTTTCGAACCGCTGATGTACTTGTAATTATTTCCATCTGCATTCGGCAGCAACGCCCTGACGCTCCTCTGGATTTCCAGCAGTTTGCTATAGATTCCCATGGTTATAAGTTGTTTCGTTCTCCGTATTCTTTCAGCCGGCGCAACTGCCCGGCGTGCATACCACCGTCGATATCCTTGACCTCGATAATTTCGATGGTATCGCGGTCTACTTCGAAATAGGTCTCGCAAATACCCATATAGCTGTCACCGCCTTGTTCTTCGTGGGTCTCGTAGTGATGGATCGCTTTGATGTCGTATATTTTGTAGGCCACCGTATAGACCCGCTTGTCTTCATCACCGCGCATATCCTTCTGTATGGCTTCGCGGATAGCCCGATAAATCAACTTCAGATCTACGTCCATCAGCGTTCTGGCCCTCTGGGAGAATGGCGACCGCTGGCCGGTTATATGTTCGCTCGGAATATCGTGATACTCTTCGAACGTCAGCACCGGGGACGCGGTTGTCGTGTAATATTGCGTGTCCATAGATTAAAATTTTGCATGTTGACGGTTATATATCCGGCGCATCGAGTTCATCAGATCAGGGAATGAGCGGATGTATCCCATATCTACGGAGAATGCCAATTTGCGTTGCAATTCATCCATATCTTGTAGCTGCTGCGGGGTCGCCGTGTTGCGGATATCCCGCTCGTGCTTGTTGAATACGATCCAGTTCAGAGCGCGGGCCACCTTCGGATAATCGACATCCGGAAGCGACGCGATGGACTTGGCCAGCACATTGTAGTTGTCACCAGCGGCCGTGCGGCACTTGATCAACTCGTCATAAACGAATTTGAGTACCTGAACCTTGAACTTCGGGTTAAGCCACATGGCAAAGTCGATAAACAAAAGAGGAGTCATCCACGTCCCACCGCTGTATTTCCCGCGGGAAGTTAAATACGGGGAATTCCCGTCTTTAAAATCAAACTCTGATTGTAAGGCACTTAAGAAATCATGCGTCGATTGGAGGCGCAGGTAATCGTTCATCTCCTTTTTCATGCCGGCAGCACGGTTCCACTGGTTCAGCAACGCCGTGGCATTGAACATGCCGTCTTTTGTGCGCTGGAGCACCTCGAACTGCCCCATTCGGCGCGTCATTATTACACTTGTTTTCATGATTCCTCGAAGATTTCATCCAACAATTCGCCTATTTCTTTCTTGCGGTGCTGGTTCGACAGCACCCAGCGGAACACGACGGCAAGCGGAACCGCCCACATCAGGAAGATGAATAACTCGGTCATATCACGTTCCTCCCTCTCATACGATTGTATGATATGTAATTCCAGAGGCTGATCCTGCGTATGACACGTCGCCGGATTCTGTACTGCATGCGCCATACTATGGCGGTGAGCAACTGCTTATCGGTGCGTCTTACGCCGACAAGCTGAATATCATTATCCATGATTCAGCGGTTTAATGTTTAGACTTGGAGGGAAATACCCGGCTTACGAGTATGGTGCCGACAACGACAGCATACGCGGGATAGAGCACGCGAAACTGAGCAAGGAAACAGCCTAAAGCATGCTCCTCGCACGTGGCGCGGATAACGTTGGTGTAATCGACTTTATCCGAAGAGAACATCGGACGATTGGCTTTTAGATGACACCTGTAAAAGCAGGTGCGATGCGTTGCACGGGTACTTTTATTCCCCGTTTTGCAACTCGTGTTGTGGTTTGGCATTTGGTTAACACAAGTTCGTTGAACAATATGTAAAAAGAAGGACGCGTCCTCCAGTTAGTCGCCAAACCACCACGACTGCGGGTGCAGAAGTGAACCGAGAACACGCCCTAAAAAGCGTTTTGTATTTTTCTGATATACCCGAAATCGGGTGGCTTGGCAATACAAATTTACACAAAGTTTTTAACTCTGCAAATAATATTGCCGATTTTTGAATTTTGCCCCAGATGAATAGGGGTTTGTTGGCCTTGAGATGGCAACAGTAGAATGCGGTGCGGCTTTTCTTGGCGCGCGGTGTGGTCTGGGTGTTATTTACCCGGATACCACTTGTGTTGTTCTTTGGCATTTGTTGAACACAAGTTTGGTTAATGTATGGTAAAAAAGAGGGCGTGCCCCCTATTCTCGCCAAAGAACCACAACTACGCAGAGTAGAAGTGCAACAGGAACACGCCCAAAAGAGCTTCGTATGTACTTGTTAGCTGCGCAATGCAGTTCTTTGGCAAGGGCAAATATACAACTTCATTTCGAATCTGCAAAATTATTTGCCATCTCCATCAAAAAACGGAATCGACGGCTTTTCCTTTCGCGCGATGCGGTACATCATTTCAGCCTTTGCGCCGTTGATGATCTTACCCGCAATGTTGGCAATCTCCGATGCCTCCTTGATTTCTATTTTTCGTTCACGAAGTTCGGCATACACGCGGCCCAAATCAGCCGTCAATTCCCGGATGTTTTCAATTCCTTTCATAATCAGTCTGTTTTTTAATTTCTCGATATAATTTTAGTTGAATACGTTTGTATTCGATTGTTTCGGGGGTTATGGGGAGGTTGCATCGCCTTAATTTCACTCTTAAATAATAGTCAGTTAGTGCTTCACAATTATTCATGTTTTTTTTGCGACACAACTCACGGTGCTTTTCTAGATTGGCTTCACGCCACTTGCGGCTACGTTCCCGTGCTTTTTCGGGGTTGGCAGCGTACCACTTGCGGCTACGTTCCCGTGCTTTTTCGGGGTTGGCAGCGTACCGCTTACGATAATATTTCCGTCTCTTTTCGGCATTTTCAGCATCCCACTTGCGGTGCCTTTCCCGCTCCTTTTCGAGATTGGCGGCATGATACTTGCGGTTCCTTTCCCGGCACTTTTCGGGATTGGCAGCGCGATACCTGCGATAATATTCCCGTTTGCATTGTTTGCAAGTATAACTATAACCTAATTCACATGTCTTATTCTTCGCAAACTCGCTCAACGGCAATTCCTGCCCGCATTTGCGGCATATCCGAGTAATATTATCCATAATTTTAAGCGAATTGACATATAAAAAATCTTTACATTTCGAGCGTACATGTAAAGAAAATCGAGAATTCTTTACACGTTATTCGTGGATAGGGCGCCAACCGACAATCTCGAAACGTGGGTGGGAGGTTGCTAATTCATTCTCGCAGCTCCACACCCCAGAAGGTTTGCGTCTACCTACCGTATAATACGGCTCATTGGGGCGCCCTACCGCTATATACTTCACAAGCACATTGCCCTTAGGCATATCTTTTACGAATGGATTGTGCCATTGGGTCAGTTCTTCCCGTTGTAATATTAACTGACAAATAGCCGACTCATATATGTCCTTAATCACGTCTTTATATTCCGAGACACGACATTGCGGTTCTGCCGGTTCACTATTAAGGCGCCATGCGCATGTTTTGCATACAGGCGTGTGGGATTGATTACAAAAAGTATTTGCGCAAATACGCTTTGCTCGCTCTTCAATGGTTGTCATAGTGAAAATAGATTTTATCTATATTAAACAAATATAAAGTGTGTAATTATTTATACTTGTTGCAGGTAAAGTAAAATACACCTATATTTGCATTGGACTTAAGAGATGAAGGAATAACATCGTCTTTTCAAATTATTCCAAAACACAAGTTTAAAAGACCCGGTATCCTACTACCGGGTTTTGTCTTGCAGTAGGATGCAAGATTTTAAGCCGAAAGGCAACAAAGAAAGGAGGTGTTATTTATGGAATCTCTTAAGTCCAAAAACGGCAAGTTGTATAAACTCGTATTTTGCAAATACATCCGTAAAAATGGGAAAATTATTTATCCCAAAAACGCTAAAGTTTTTGCAATATGGGTACCGGTTAATAATGTAGCTTAACCAATGCCGTCGTGGAGTGGTAGGACACTCCACTTTTTCATTTACTCTATCTCAAATTAAGTGCCATCCTCCGCGCCCTCTCGGCATTCTTAAGGTACTTATCCTTGTACTTTCGGTTGGCTTTCTCCGGAGGTACGAACAGAACCGTGTTGTTGTCCAGTCGCAAGGGGACCAGCCCGTTGTCTTTGAGTTCTTGAAGATATTTATTCATGGTCGTTTGATTGTATCCAAAAGAAGCGGGGGCTTCTTACTACCCCCGCGGTGGCGGCGTTACTATGCTTCGCGCCGCCGGTTTGCGTTCTGCCCGTTTCGTGGGCTTAGCCCGCCTCGGCCTTGCTACTGTTATTCACGCGGCCTCGGATTGTCGAGGGATATACCCTCTTTCGCTTCCGTTGTGATTAGCGCGTCAAGCGCCCGATCAACTCACAACTGGGAATGAATCCCTGTTGAGCTACCCGGATTCGAACCGGGAGTACCGCCTCCAAAGGGCGGTGTGTTAACCATTACACCATAGCTCAATAAATGCCGCCGACATCTCCACTCACCCACGCCACCGCGTAGGGCTTTAATGCCGACGGCACACCATCCGCGTGCTTCACAGCAGGCCAATGGCAAATACCAAACTTAAAATGCGATTTACGGATTATTGGCAGGAATCCGCGACCTGTGGCATATAGTACTCGTTAAACTGCGTCGGCCGCCCGTCTTCCGTAACGGCCTTCTGTCTGTTCGAGCAAATGGAATAACCCATTTTACGGAGCCGGCTGATTATACGTCTCAGCTCCGTTGTGTGGTAGAGTCTCTCGGCCTTGCGGACCGTAAGCTTGCCGCCGGCCTTGAGATAGGCGAGAATCTTACTTTGCGGATCGTGTGTCATAGGACTTCACATATTTGCCGCTTTTGCCGCGGGTCCGATTGAACTTCTGGAGTTTGCCCTCCAATTCAAGGACTCGTTTTTGCATAGAATCAAGATCGTGAGTGAGCGCCAGAAATTTCTGGTTCATGCTTGCCAGATCCTGATACGCAGTTTCGCGTTCCGCAAGAGCTTTGCCCACTTCGATCTCCAGCTCCTCGATTCTCTTCCACATCTTCCAGCGGGGCGTCAGGTCGAACCAAAGGAAGGTTCTCTTTTTCAAAATCTCTCTCTTCATAGCTATAATGTTTTAAGGTGTTTCAAAAAAAAGCCCGCGCGCCGTCACACACAAACAACCACGTCAACTAAAACCTACCAACCTCCAAATCAGCACGCGGGCATGAAGCAGGCTTTGCGCTATGCAAATAATGAAAAACTACTAAATTACCCTGATTGGAAAGAACGTGTGCACAAAGCCTGCATTAGAGCCTGTGAAGGCGATCAAACCCGCACAGGCATAATAATGCTTTATTTATCCCGGTGGTCCTCGCCGCTCATGTCATCGCAGCTTCGGAACCTATGCCAGTCTTTTGCGCGTTCAAGCTATTCGCTCTTGCGGGGCTATCACTTCGAGCCTTGCCCACGGCCCGCCGATAACGCTATTATCGGCCTAACGGATCGCTTTATACCTTGCGGCGGGGTTACTGCCAGCGATCAAACCCCTCACCCATTGGGTGGCTATTTTGGGAGTGCGGCAGGATTCGAACCTGCAACCGTTGCAATCGGTTTCATATGATGAGTAAGCGCGGACTCTTGTGGGCTTTATTTCCGGGTTTATCCCACTCGTGCCGGACACGTGCCGCTTTATATCTGCGAATAAATGAGCTTGGGTCCCATCCCTGACGCTCTCGGTTATCCATCATCATATGGCGTCTACCATTCCGCCACACACTCCTTGTTGTTATTCCTTTGATGCCTTTTGTTTATCAATACTCCATGTCTTGTGCATTGCAGCGATCAGGTCGATATACCCTTTATATTCTTCGATCTGGTCGGAAGTGTAATTTTCCGCCTTACCGATTTTCTGAAAATGCTGTTGCCATTCAGAAATAGAGAAGCGTTTGCATCCTATTTGGATTACTTCATCACCCCAATAGGAAACCGTGTGGCGAGAAGCATTGATAAATAATGCTTTGGGTGCTATTTCATTGTTGCCCAGCTCACACCAGTCGCCCAGTTTGCACCCGTAGCCCAGCTTGCACTTGTCGCCCATCTTGCACCCGTCGCCCAACTTGCACCCGGCGCCCAGCTTGCACTCGTTGCCCAGCTTGCACCCGGCGCCCAGCTCGCACTCGTCGCCCAGTTTGCACTCGTCGCCCAGTTTGCACCCGTAGCCCAGTTTGCACTCGTCGCCCAGTTTGCACCCGTCGCCCAGCTCGCACTCGTCGCCCAGTTTGCACTCGTCGCCCAGTTTGCACCCGTCGCCCAGTTTGCACTCGTCGCCCAGTTTGCACTCGTAGCCCAGCTTAATATTTCGAGAGACAAATTCCTTCGTTAATTCAGAAAGTTCGTTGTACTGGAAAGGAGTCCATCCTTTTTCATCGATCCAGAGATAAAGTGTTTTCATTGTGTGTGTATTTTTGGTTTAGTTCTCTATTAACTCTTCTACCCTGAACGCCCGGCCACGTCGTGGGCTTCTTAACCTGCGGCACTCGAAATCGGTACTGAACACTTCGACCGAGAACAGACAGAGAAGTATCGCCGCCCCTATTCTCCGGGTCATTTCGGACACGTTCAGGGAGATGCCGAAGTTCACCGTGAAATACCATGTAACAAGCGCCTGCAAGGTTCGTTTGGTCCCTGTCTTGTCGTAGATGCTCTGGAGATGATTCGCTACACATTGGTATATGACGTTCATCCGATCTGCGATCTCGCGGGCCGAGTATCCCAGCACGACGAGGTTCATTACTTCACGCTCGCGCTTGCTCAGTATGGCGTCGGTTTTCATTGCTATGCCAGCCCCCACGGCTCTTTGATTCCGTAGTTGGCAAAGGTTTCTTCGATGCCTTTGCGCTCAAAATCCGGATGCTCCAGATTACCATTCGCCCGATAGCACAAGGCTTGAGGGGTAATATTACCAAGCCCCCGGCGTAAATCCTCCCGAATCATAGTCCCTATTTTGCCCGGCATTTTATCTGCAACGGCGAGACCTTTTGTAAAGGCGTTTTCTTGTATCTTTTCGTCCGTCATCATTGTTTTATTTCTATTTTATTTGGTTATTTCTGCGTTTTTTGTATAACTTTACATTGTTTATACTTCAAACCTATTTTAACTTTGCACTTGCATTAGGTTTGACATTGCAAATATACTAAACTATTTGAGTGCATCACTACAATAGTGAAGTATTTTTTAATAAAATAATTTTATAGCATTCCAAAATATTATAGACAGATTACCTTCATGCCTGATAAACTGATAGATAAGGCCGTAGAATTACTACGAAGCACACAAGACACTCCGTATAAAATCGCCAAAGCGACTGGATTGTCACAAACAATTATCGGCAAATGGAAGAAAGGAGAAGGCAAGCCGAGTAGAGCAAATGCCAGATACATACTCCAATATTTTGGCATACCCAACATAGAAGACCAACCTATCAGCCAAGGAGGCGAAGACGTCACGCTGCCGAAAGCTGAAACAAACAACTTAGATACTATGGAGAGAATGAAATTCTTTGAAGCTCTCGAACGACGAGATCAGGAAGTATCCAGACTGATCACCATCATCGAGAAGATGCAAGGCATCACGCAAGGGGCAGAATCGGCTGCCCAAAAAAAAGAGGCGTAGCGGTATTCTAATTAGCCTTATTCCATCTCCATTAGAGCGAAAGAAATATGACAAAATTAAACCGTCTAAAATAAGCTCCATATAGCGAGCAACACACTTAAAGGAGATTACGGTCTCCTTAAAAAACGGCCGAGGCGTCAGTAGGCCAAAACATAAAAACTTCGGATTATTTCAATAGCACAAATATTTTTTACTCTTTTCTCACCATTTCATTTCGAGATAGGACAAATTCACCACAAAATTAACAGTGCTCAATATTGTTACAGATGATACAAAGTATTTATGATTTTTTCGAATTAGATATTAAGGACATTTTCAAATATTCTCCTCAATTATATACCTGAAATAAGATTTAAACCAATCGAGCAGGCAATAAGGGAAGACAAGATAGATTATGCCAAGTTGGGTCAATCGTTGCTTGCCCAAAGGTCCTGCATGTCATCCACAACAAAAGGAGAAGATGCAACGAATCGAATCATTATTGAATCAGGTGATCTTAAACCCGAAAATGCCGCATAAAGTATGTTAGCAAAACGCTCAGAATTAGAAATACGAGAATTTTCGATACTAAGAAGTAAATGCACTTTCCAACCCGTTACTGAGGTATCCGGCGATATGTCATGTAATGAATTCATGGCTCGCTACCCTATTGACATAGATTTTGACATACATCAGAATAAAGAGGAAGGGGTTTACTTTGTATTTGTATCTGTTAAGATAAATCCTGACAATCAGGCCGGGTACAGCATAATGGCGGAAGGGTGCGGAGTTTTCAATATGAATACCAAAGTGGATGAAGACACCCAACTGGATGCTTTAGTCCTTCACTCCGGCGTCAACATATGTATTACGAACCTGAGAGCCTATATTGCAAATATGACTGCATCATATCCGATGGGTAAGTATAATTTTCATCTTATTGACATGATGGATCTACTCAACAACAAAAGGCTTCAGGTTGCAGGAGAAAGTGAAGAAGAGAAGAAATAACCCCCTCCAACATTGTATTTCTTTGGCCTCGGATAATCCGGGGCTTTTTTTTTGTACCTTTTGAACAATATTACCCACCAAAATAAGGTTTTCCCTATAGCAAAACACAAACCTTTTGAACAATTTGCCATCTTTAGAATAAAAGTGCAAAAAAATCTGAAATTTTTTCGCCAAACTCTTGCAAAATGCGCCGAACGTGCACACCTTTGTCCCAGATGCTTGTGATGGCGCAAGCAACGGACACAATCGGAAAGACCTTATTTGTTGGAGTTACGTGATTAGGAAGTCTGTTGGCCGTCATGCGCCAGCAGACTTTTTTTTCTTATGACTCGAAAGGCAAAAGGATTGGTGCCACAGGATGACAGGGGCAACATCACGCTGTTTATGAACCGTGACGAATTGATGATCGCCATAAACGCAACGGCATTACGCTGCAAGAAATTTATTCGTCACGAAATACTCGCCAAACGACAGGGAATACAGACAGACAATAAGTATACCCAGAAGATGGCACAACACCATACGGACGGGAAAAACTTTTTCACTCCGCCTTTTGGTAATTCACGGGACCGCAACAACCTTTGCTCTGAATAATATATCATGGCAAAAGGTCTTACCATAAAACAGGAGAAGTTTTGCAACAAGTACCTCGAATGCGGAAATGCATCCGAGGCTTACCGCTTTGCGTATGACTGCTCGAAGATGAGTGATGATTCTGTTTGGTGCAACGCCTCGCAATTGTTATCCGACACAAAGGTAACACAAAGGGTCAAAGAGCTGCAGACCGAATTGCAGAAGGCAAGCGACATATCCAAAGAGCGGGTATTGGAAGAACTCGGCGCAATACTGGAAGCCCGCATAACAGACTATGTAAATCTGGTTACAGAGCGGGTCCCCCTGCCCCAAAGCAAACGCGAGAAGAAGGCAGGGGTTCCCGTCGAATATACAGAAGTTCAAAAACTTGTTTTCAAGGACTTCGACCAGCTCACTGACAGGCAGGTCCGAGCCATTGAGAGCATCAAGGAGGGGAAGAACGGGATCGAGCTAAAGTTGCATGGCAAATCATGGACCATCGAGCGCATATCCAAAATGCTGGGCTATGATGCGCCCGTAAAAACAGCCAACACTGACAGCAAGGGAAATGACATTCCCCAGCCTACCTTCAGTACAGAGCGTCTATTCCAGTTAATCAAGGAGAGTGGAGGCAATGAATGATTACTCAGGAGTCGGTGATCTCTTGATAAAAGAGGGTTGTTTGGCATTCACAGCTGTAATGTTTGAAGCAGTGAATAAACAGCCTTTCCGCATAGCCCCTCATCACCGCGTAATATGCCACAAGCTCGACCAAGTACTCCGGGGAGAACATCCCACCAATAGGTTGATGTTTAATATTCCTCCACGGCATTCAAAAACAGAATTGGCCGTAGTATCCTTCTCTTCGCTCGGATTTGCAATAAATCCCCGCTCCGAATTTATACACCTTTCAAGCAGTGACCAGCTCACCACTCGAAATGTCACAAACATCCGGAGAATTATGGAGGACCCCAACTATCGCGCTTTCTTTCCACAGGTAGAGCTTTCCAACAATGCCAAAGGAAGCATCTCAACCTCTGACGGAGGTGTCATGTATGCAGCGCCCTTTATGGGTCAGATCACCGGCTTTGGATGCGGTAAATTGGGTGCCCAAGACTTTAGCGGCGCAATGTGCATAGATGATCCGATGAAAGCTCAGGACAGCTGCTCAAGCACGACCAAGGCACGCATCGGAGAGTTGTGGACATCCACATTCAAGAACCGCCTTAACGATGTGCGCACACCCGTTATTGTAACCGCTCAAAGACTCGCCGTGGATGATTTCTGCGGATACTTATTGGAATTGGAGGGCACAATTGAAGAGGGAGGAGAATGGGATGTCATCAAATTCCCTGCAATTGTAGATGACGGATTGCCCACTGAGCATGCACTATGGGAAGGCCGATTTGCGCTGGATAAATTAAAGAGGTATCGGGAATCGGACCCATTTACCTTTGAAACACAATACATGCAGAATCCCAAGCCTATTGAGGGACTCATGTATCGGGAGTTTCGGACATACGACGTTATACCATACTCCCAAAGCACTATCCATAAGAACTATACGGATACCGCAGACACGGGAAGCGATTATCTATGCTCCATCTGCTACGATGAACTTCCGGAGGGAAATTACGTAACGGATGTGCTGTATACTAAAAAACCAATGGAGTATACAGAACCCAAAACGGCGGAGATGCTCGCAAAAAACAAAACCGAAATAGCGAATATCGAAAGCAATAACGGGGGCCGAGGATTTGCCCGCAACGTTGAGCGAATTTTACGGGAAATGAACATTACCCGAACTACTATAAGCTGCTTCACTCAGACGGCTAACAAGCAAGTGCGCATTTTCACCAAGTCGGCAGACGTCAATAACATCACTTACTTCCCCACAGGTTGGGATAAACGATGGCCGGAATTTTACCGCGCTATTACAGGATACATGAAGGAGGGTGGGAATGCCAATGACGATGCCCCGGATGCGCTCACCGGGTGTTATGAAAAACGCAGTACTCCTTTACGTGATGATGATTTGAACGATATTAATATTTGGTAACGATGAACTTTATTGACCGCCTATTTACCTATTTCCAGAATAAGACACTCAACGCTTTGGGAGTTGAGCGTGATTTGATGGACCTCATAAAGGCAAAAGATATCAGTCAAGCAATGTCCTTGATGGAAGATCACGACCCGGAAGCAGTAAAAGCGATCTGCGAGTACAATCCGGAACTTCATGCCATAATGAAGCGGCAGGACAAAACGAGAAAAGGACAACGCGATTATCGAACGGAGAAACTGCCTCGCACGCGCCAACGCTATATCAATGAGGTAGAACTATTCTTTTTGTTGGGCAACCCTATTAAGTGGAAGTCATCCGACGAATCGGGAGACGCTGATGCTTTCGCCGCGTATAAACAATTCCTCCGCGATTTAAGGTTTGACAGTAATATGAGACAGGCAAAGCGACTTGCTGGAGCCGAAACGCAGAGTGCAAAATTGTATCACATATACAGAAATGAGATCACAGGTCTGCCGGAGGTTAAAGTAGTCGTACTTTCCAAGTCCAAAGGGCATACTTTACGCCCTATGTTCGATCAGTATGGGAATTTGCTTGCATTTGGATATGGGTATTATTTGAAAGAAGGAACGGGCACTATAGAGCATTTTGACATTCATACCCCCACCTTCATATTTCGGGGGAGGAAGGCCAAGATAGGATGGGATGTAGTGCCGATTGTAAATCCAACAGGCAAAATAAATATCATTTATTATAGGCAGGAAACAGCTTGGAGTGGATTGCAGCCCCGTATTGACAGGGAGGAGGATATTGACTCGAAAACCGCTGATACAAATAATTATTTCGCAGACCCAATAGCCGCTGCCACAACAGACGTCATCAAAAGCCTGCCCAAAACAGATCAGCCCGGAAAGGTAATACAGTTAAACAGCAAAGAAGACAAGTTTGAATATATAGAGCCGCCGACTTCCTCCGAGACGCGCCAGCAGGAAAAAACAGATTTAAAGGAGTCCATCCTCTTCGACACCTTCACGCCCGAATTTACACCCGAAAAGATGGTTGGACTGGGAACCTTGTCAGGCGATGCCATAAAAAGGGCAATGGTGCTTGGATATATTAAGCGTGATAATCGCAAGGAGATATACGACGAACTCGTCGATCGGGAAAAGAACCTCATTCTGGCGATTATGATGAATGTAACTCATATCAAGATGAGAGACAAACTCGCCACCCTCAAGATCGAGCATGAATTTTCGGAGCCATTCAGTGAGGATGTCGCCGCTCGGTGGAAATCCATTGGCCAAGCCTATAATGACGGAATTCTTTCACTCGAAGAGGCTGTCAACCTAATGGGCGTGGCCGACAATCCACAAGAGGAAATAGACCGACTGAAAACAGCATTGGGTCGTTCGGAATCCATCTCAAGCGGAGAAGAGTCAGAAACAAACCAATCGAACAATAATCCATCAACAACAAGTGATTTTACGGAAGAAAAATCGAACGTTTAGAACAATCAATAAAAAATCACGCTCATTTTTGGTAATTCACGTGACCGTCGAAACCTTTGCCTTGAAGCAAATAATTTAATGAATATGAAAGATAAACTTTTGGCATTGCTCCAAACCAAATTTCAGGGGGTGGACAATGCAATTCTCGACCGAATCGCAACGAAGAAGTCTGAGAATGTATCGGACGAAGCGCAATTGACTACCATCGCGGAGGGAATTAGCTTTCAGGACGTGCTGACCAGCTACGGCGATTACCGCGCAGGGGATGCCTCGCAGACCGCAGTCAAAAACTACGAAAAGCGACATAACCTGAAAGAAGGGAAGCCTATCGAGCAGCCTGCCGCCGGGGACAGGCAGGTAAAACTTACCTCCCCAAGCGAAGAACCTGAGTGGTTCAAGGCTTACAAGCGTGAGCAGGAAGAGCGTGAGAATGCTATACGAGCAAAATACGACGCTCTGGAAGCCATGCGTGCAAAAGCCGAGCGCGACTCGATTTTTCGCGCAGCAGCCAAAGAAGCTAACATCAAGGACTCGGTGCTGGAAGACATCTTAGGACTCGCAGCCGCGATGAGTGAGGAGAATCCTGACAAATCAAAGCTGCAGGAGAAATTTGCAGCCATACAGACACGAGTCGTAGCAGCAGGGCTTGAGGGAAAGGAATCGGCATTCCCCCTCTCCACATCCGAAGGCCAAAGCAAAGAGGAGGCAAAGGCGTGGGCTGAAAACTTGCCGGATGCATAACAAAATCTAAAAAGAAATGGCTATCAAATTCGAAAAGACCCAAATTAAAGGCGGGTTCCCCGTGTTCTGGCGTGGGGAATGCGAGGTGCTTCCGGGAGACTTCAAACTCAAAGGAACCTATCCGGAAGGGATGAAACTCAAGGAAGGAACCCCGATCAAGATCGATTTCGAGAACATGGAATGTACGATCTGCAAATCTGCGCGCATCGTCGAGGGCGGAACCACGACAAAGCCGCGTGTGGTGAAAGGGTCCATGTTCCAAGCAAACGACGCCGTCAAAATCGGTGAATCCACCGGGACAATCAAAAGCATCAGCACCACCAACGAATCCTACGACGAGATTACACTCAACGCTGCAATGGCCGAGGCGATTGCCGGCGCGGATCTGCTTGGAGGTGACGAGCTGCCCGATGCTGTTATTGAGACCACCAAAGAATACACCACGACAAACGGATTCCCCACTGTGTCGGCGGCATATGGGGCCAGAATCCTTAAGGACGTGGCATATCCGGTGCCCGATGCGTGGCTGCAAGGCTACAGCATGAAAAACAACCCTGAAATCAAGTACATCAGACAGTAAAGAAAATGAACGAAGTATATTATTCTTCCATCTTCCGCGAACTCACCAAGGAGGTGCAGGTTCGTATTGACGCGGCGTCGGAGCTGCGCAAACGCTTATTCGACCAAAGCGTGTATGAGCGTTTTCTCGATTGGGATACGCCGACTGTAGGACTGAACTTCGAGGAAATCATCGGCTCGTACAATCTCAGCGTTGCCGCCGCTACATTGGATTCCAAAGGCAAAGAGCCTATCATGGGAACCGAGGGGCTGGCGACAATCTCGAAAAAGGTCCTTACGCATCAGATGACATATCCTATGCGCATCGAAGACTACCGCAAGGTTCTCCAACTGCTGGACTCGCGGATGATCCCGGATCAGGCGAAGAAACAGCAACTCGTAAACCTCATGTGGGGCGGCGTGGAGAAGGTTGTCAACTCTGTAAAATCGAAACTCGACATCATCTTCCTCGGCGCGCTTTCCAACAAAGGCGTCTTCGAGTTCACGTCCGAGAACAACCCTGAAGGCGGCGTAAGGGGCAACATCGACTACGGTATGCCCCAAGAGAACATCGCTACGGCAGATACGCAGTGGACCGAAGCGAACATTGACACTGTCGATGTATTCGAGGACATTCAGGAGATCGTCGATTCCGCGCAGGAAAAAGTGACCTTCGACCGCATCCTTTTGGATCAGAAGCGGCTTTCGTATATCCTCCGAAGTAAAAAGATGAAGCAGGTGATCTTTGGGTCCGACAAATCTGCATCGCCGCTTCTTCTGGCCAACCTGAACGAGTTCATGCGCTCCAACGGACTGCCCGTATTCGATGTTATCCGTCGAATGACGCGCATTCAGGACAACGGCAAGATCAAGGAGTACAAGCCGTGGAACGACAAGAATATCGTGTTTGTGCCGGCAGGACGTCTCGGTGTCATCAAGAATGCCTATGCCGACAACGAGCTTCGGCCGGAGCCGGGTGTTACCTACTCCGACTATGGCCGCATCCGGATTTCCCAATGGGGAAAGGGTGAAACCGACAATTCGAACGGCGTGGAATTCACGAAGGCACAATCCCTGTCGCTTCCGGTTATCACCGAGATCAACGGCATCTATTCGCTGACCGTAGAATTGTAGGTATATATGACGGTGGCAGAGTGCATACATCAGGAGTTCAACATGGTCGGGACAATCTCAGACTATGGTGTCCGCCGCTTTGCGAGAGAGTGGGGCTTAGACCCCGACTCTCTGGCGAGCAGCGAGCAACAACAGCAAATCGTCGCTAAACGAGTGACTGAGTTTATTGACAGCCTGATAATGCATCCGTTATCGGTAAGCGAGAATGGGCACTCGGCTTCTTGGTCTGACAGCGCCTTAAAGCAGAAAGCGCAACTCATGCTCCGAAAATACGGCATCACACCGGGAGAAGAGCTGAGCAGCTCCATCGGCTTATCTTCGATAAAGGATGCTTCAAACTTGTGGTAATATGTACTTTGCGCCCCACATACTCTACTTAAGGATAGACCCGCCGAAACAGTACGACGAGCTGGGGCGTCCGATAATATTATCCGAAGATGATACATGGCAGAAGATAGGTGATTGTCGTTGCGACGACAACACGACCGTGCGCCTTGTGTCTGAAAACGGCGAAGTGCGTCAATCGGAATACCATATCGTCTACGAAGGAAAGGGAATCCCCAAAGGGAGTTATGTGAAGTGCATTGATAAGACAACCGGCGAAGTCCGCGGTGAAGGCACGGTAGCAATACCAAAGGAGAACAATTATTTCAACGTTTCAGACCTCTGGATATGATTACAACCGGCGATGCTCGCAACATCTTGTTTTCCGCTTGCCGGAAATTCGGGATTAAGGAAATGCACACTTCATGGGCCATTCCGGGCGGGAAAGTCACACGCGAACGTGTTGTAGTCATAACCCCGCCCCAGCAGACTCCGACTACATATTGGGAGGACTGCTTCGTGGCTGTCAATCTATGCGTCCCCGACATCAAAGGCGAAGCGAATATCAAACGTCTGGACGAGCTTGAACGAGCGGCGAAAGCCAGATTCAAGGAATGGACCTACGGCACTTACGACGAATCCGCATATAGGTACAGATATGAAAATATCGGCCGCGAGGAAGATCCGAACTTAGGATGCCACTATGTCTATATCCGGGTATTATTCAGAGTATTGAACATTAAAAACAACTAAAACAATGGCAAAAGTAACAGCAGTAGGAATCAAGAAGCTGTATTACGGAGACCCTGCAAAGATCATGGCGGATGTCACCCTTGCTTCACTCAAAACGCTCTTGAGCGACGAGAGTACCAAGCAGGTCGAGAACATTCACCAAGATACGTGGAGTATCGAGGAGGAGGAACCGTCTACCACCGAGTACCGGAATCAGCTCACAAACGGCGTATACCGCCAATCGACCGAGATGGGAAATATCCAGATGAGTTTCACCATCGGTCAATACGACTATTCGACGAAGGCCGACCTCATGGGCGGCACCGCAACCGCAACGTCGTGGAAGCGCAACCGAGGCGTGGTAATAATCGAGAGGTTCATGGTTGCCCTCACTGAAGACAATCAGTACTGCGTATTCCCGAAGGCGTCGGTTATCGCACGCGACGCCCAGACCGACGGCGCAAGTGCTATTGGCGTTGTTGCCACGGCACTCGAACCCGACAACGCAGCGGTTTCTTCGGAATACTGGTTCGATGCTTCCGAAGAGGAGGGCGCTTAGCAACCTGTCAACATTCAAGTACGGGGGTGGGAGGCATAAGCCCCTCACCCCTATTCTATTATAACAATTACCATGAAATTAGACTTTATCAGCATACGTATCGCTTCAAAAGGATACACGATATACAAAATGTCGCCGATGACTGCCACCCGCATTATGACGGCAATCGACGTAAAAAAAGAGCCGGACGAAAGCAAGGCGTGCATAGCCGCGATGGCCTACAGCGTTGCGCTGGCAATCGTGGGCAGCCGGAGCATATTGCACCGCCTCAGGGCATGGCTCCTGTGCCGTCGCTTTATGAAGCGAAGCACCTTCGCCGAGCTGTTCGACTGCTATCAGAAAACCTTGCTGATGATTCCGCTGGAGGACATTGCATCGGTGTCCGCCGTGATGGAAGGATTAGCGACAACCATATCCAAAGATCATGATTAAATCGGCGGACATTGTCGCCCGGTCTCTGCTGAACAAGCATCATGTCGCGGTAAAGCTCGGAATGTTCACATTCCGGATGTATCAGCCTTTTGTCAAAGACTTGGCAAGGGCCTTTGCTGCCGGGCGGATAGATGTGTCGATACAAGGTCGGCAAAAATTCTCTCTGGGCACAATATCGCGGCTTATGTTCCGGCGCAAGTGGGCACAGAAGGTATTTCTATGGTACGCCAAGAGATATGCCTCCTATGAGGAAATATCCCACGCCACCTGCGCTATAGCAGAAATAGTGTCGGGGAAAGACTTGTTCGATTCAGTCAAGATTGACAAGACGCGGCGCAATACCATTGCGGAGACCGTCGGCAACAACACTATAACCGGGATCATGGCGACGATGATGGACCAGCTGAACATATCCTACAAAGAGGCGTTTCAGGGCATAAACTACCCTACCATGCTTTTGATGATGACGGACAAGGTTCGCACGCTCGTCGGCGACGAGAAAAAGATAGTCAAAGGATCGGGGGCCGAAATGGCCAAAAGAAGAGGCAATAAAAGACGAGGTAATAAAATACATCAATGAGTGCTTTATCATTCAAAATAAATGCGGAAACCGACAAACTCAAGAGCTTCATCAGCATGCTTGAGCAGTTGCGGCGCGTGCTGGCGGACATCCCTGACAGCACCAAGGATTTCAACGTCATAAACCGCAAGATCGGAGAAATGGAGGCCCGTGTGGAGCAATCCATGCGCAAGATCGCCCAAATGGAGCGTCAGGCGATGGATGCGGCAGCCAAAACAGCGGCTTCGGCCACTATAGGGAACACGGGTGGCGACTCTACAGCCGGAGCACAAGCGGCCAAGGCCGAAACGGCGGCGTATCATGAGCTAATCGAAGAATTAAAAGCCGTCAATGCTTCAAAAAAGGAGAATGTCATCCTTATATCTCAATACGAAGCTCAAATAAAGCGTCTTAAATCGGAGATAGATAGCCTGAATAAAGCGGAGAGTCAAGGCATGAAATTGACGCAGAATCAGAAGTCAAGCCGCCTTGAAGCTACGCTATCCATCGAGGAATACAAACAGGCCATATCTCGCGCCAGAAAAGAATTAGTCAATCAAATCAAGTTCGAACAGGTTGCAAGAGGGTCCATTGACGAGATGTCGCAAGCCCTATCACGAATGCGCACCGTATATCGCTCGTTGAATGAAAGCGAACGAACAAGCGGCTGGGGGCAAAACCTGCTCAAAAACATCGAATACATTGACACGAAAGTTAAAGGGCTCGACGCCACAATGGGCATCCATAAGCGCAATGTCGGTAATTATGCCTCCGGATTCAACATGCTTGGATTCCAGATTCAGCAAGTCGCCCGTGAATTGCCGTCGTTGGCGTATGGTCCTCAAATATTCTTTTCGGCCATATCCAACAACCTGCCGATGCTGGCCGACGAGATTTCACACGCGAAGAAATCTGTTGATGAATTGAAGAAAGCCGGGCAAACATTCACGCCCGTATGGAAGCAGATTGCATCGTCCATCTTCTCGTGGCAGACCCTGCTTGTCGCCGGAGTTACCGTACTTACCCTTTACGGAAAGGAGATAACGAGTTGGGTGGCATCGCTGTTTAAAGGCAAGACAGCAATAGATACCGCCGCTGCCGCTCTTGAGCAATTCAATTCCGCGATGGCTCAAGGCTCCGTGTCGGCGCAATCCGAATTAACCAAGCTGAACCTGCTGTATAATGCCGCGACTGACCTGTCCAAGCCCTATGAAGAACGGGCCGAGGCCGTCAAGAAGCTGCAAGACATCTACCCTGCCTATTTCGGCAATATGGCCGCAGAACAGGTTATGGTCGGAAATGCCGTCGGCGCCTATGAAGACCTGCGGGATGCAATTGTCGAAGTCGCACAAGCTAAAGCCGCCCAAGAGCTTATTACAGAGGATAAAAAAACTATAGCACGTATTGAAAAAACTGGCGACGCCTATGCCAATTATTCCCGCGCTTTAAAAGAATACAGAAAAGAATACGAAAAGGCAATAAACATTTACGCGGATATGGGGCAAGGCGGTCCGAATGCAATATGGGGCGCCAAAGGTTTTGCGGAAAGCAGAACAGGATTATCTAAATTCCGGGAAGAATTCATTTCAGCCCTAAAAAAGATGGGAGAAGAAGGAGATGACATCTGGAAGCAGATAAACGAGGGCTATGAAGGAGATGTAGATGCCTTCATTGCAGCGATAAATGCCGGCATCGAAAAGCTTGCTCCTGCAGCAGAGAAACTATATACAGTAAAAACCCCTGCCGAACTCAACGCAGAGGCTAAAAAGGCCCGTGATGAAGCCAAAAGCGCCGCAGAAAAGGCCGCATCCGACCAAGAGCGCAACCTGAAGGCACTCAATCAGAAACTGCAAAAGCTCCGGGATGATGCGTTACAGGCCGAGGTTGATTCCATGAAAGACGGAACGGCCAAGAAACTTGCGCAAATAGACCTCGACTACCAAAAGCGCGCGCGAGCCATACAAGAAGCAGAAGCCGAAATCCGCCGACTTCAAGACGGAGAGCTGACTAAGAACCAGCAAGCGCAAATTGAAGCTCTGAACAAAGCGAACAAAGCACAATATCAGCGTGACTTATCTGGTATATCCGGAATATCATTGACGCCTGAAGGATTTGCAGAAATTATCAATAAAGAAACTCAATCTTGGAATGAGTATCTGCAAAAATACGGCACCTTCCGCGAAAAGCTACAAGCCACAAAAGACATTTACGACCGAAGGATTGAAGAGGCAGGGACCGTCGGGGAAAGAAAGAGTCTCGAAGCCGAACGAGATGCTGCGATAGCGGAAATCGAAGTGCAAGCCGGGGAATGGATACGAGAACTTACAGATAAAACTAAAGACAAATTAGCCGAACTGAAAACCGAACTCGAAGCATCGTTACAATCTCTTGAGTCGGAATACAATGCCTTGGATTCATCCGATACAGAGCAGGCGCAGAAACTACGCGCTGAAATCAACAAAACCAAGGCACAAATTAATGCGGTAAATAAAGCTGCATCAAATACGCAAACATCTCCCCAAGAAAGTGCAATCAAGAAATGGCAACGGCTGGAAAAGACTCTCGGAGACATTGCAGATGGATTTAAAGATATTGGCGACGCCGTAGGAGGCACTACGGGCGAAATAATCAGTACTGCAGGTGAGATCGCGGCAACAGCCACGAGCATGATCAGCAGTATAGTAACCCTTACTGAATCATCGGCCAGTGCCATAACCACAACCTCTACAACGGCTGCAAACGCAATAAAAGCAGTAGAGAGGGCTTCCGTTATTCTCGCCATCATTCAGGCTGTACTGAGTGTCGCTACTAAAATTGCAAGTCTATTCAACAATGACGAAGAGAAGCAGGCTGAAATAGACAGGCTGCAAGGGCGTATTGAGCAGTTGCAATGGGAATTGGATAATGCCAACGCCATTCGATTGCAACGAAATTCTTTCGATGCAGTTAAAAATGTAAAGGACGCCTACAATAACGCGGCGAAATCAATAATGAGCGCGTACAAAGACGTAGGCAACTTTGTAGAGAGATTCTTTATCAGGCGATCCAAAGAGGCTGAAATAGAAAAAAAGGCGATCCAAAGTATAGCTGATGCTTATTCGAACCTCAAATATACAGATAGCAATCTTCTGGGTAAAAATAAATTCGGCGACACCCGCGAGCGACTTAACAATCTTGCAGAACAACAATTGTTGCTCCAAAAGCAGATTAATGCGGAGAACGACAAGAAGAAAACGGACAAATCAAAAATTAGAGAATGGGAGCGCCAGATTCAAGAGCTTGGAGCCGAAGCCGCTGAAGTGATTAACGAGGTCGTCGAAACCATTATTGGGGGCACGGCGGAAGAAATCGCAAAGGAACTTGGAGATGCGTTTATAGACGCATTTATGGAAGGCGAGAATGCGGCCGAAGCGTGGGGCGAAAAGGTGGACGAGATTGTCGCAAACATCGTTAGACAAATGCTTATAAGCAGGTTTCTTGAGGAAGAAATCGGTAAAGTATTCGATAAATATAAGGCTAAATGGTTTAAGGATGGCGTTTTTCTGGGGATGGAAAATGTTACCGACTCCATGAGCGGCTTTGCGGATGATCTTAACAAGGTTGGAGAGACATTCCAAGCTGTCTGGGACAGTCTCCCTGCCGAAACAAAAGAGTTGCTTGGAAATGCCGGAGCTGCTCAGCAGGAAGCCACGGAGAGAGGCTTTAAAGCCATGTCTCAAGATACCGGCGACGAGTTAAACGGCCGATTCACGGACATTCAAGGCAAGGTTACCGACATCCGAGGATATGTGATGATGCAAACTCAATCTATTATCGGGCTGCTGAACTCCATCGGAAATATCGAAACGGCCATATACACAAGCGTGCAAGTGGATAATGAGCTGCTCCGGTACGCTGTTATGACCTACATGGAGATCGTCGAAATAAACGGGAATACAGCTGTTATGAAGGCTGCTCTGACGGAAATTCGGGAAGACATAGCGGCGATCAAGCGCAATACAAGTGAACTGTAATGAAAATTGAAAAGGACATATCGGACCTGACCAAATTTATCGACGGCATCGAAGACGAGGTAGTAGATTTCATGGATGAGAAGGCTCGTGAAGCGGTTAAACTCCAGCAGATCGAAGCCGATTACCGAAATCACACATGGAATCTTCGCAGTTCGCTCGGATATGTTGTGACGTATGATGGCAAGGAAAAGCGACGCTATATAAGCGGAATGAACTACGGAGACGAGGCCGCCGCCGCGATAACGAAATGGCTTAATGAAGTTAACAAAGCAGGCACCAGCATTGTATTTGCCGACGGTATGTTCTACGCTTCTTTCGTCAGCTCAAAAGGCTATGATGTCATTGATACAGCAGAATCTTATCTAACGAAAGAATTAAACAAATAAGTAATGATCGGAGATTTATTCATCAACAGGACAGACGCCTACACAATGGGCGTTGCAATGGGTTCCGGGTTTATTGCCGGGTTAAAATCCCCTGCCGGCCTGAAAGACTTCGTAGAAAACGAAGACCCCAAGAAAGACGGCAAGGAGGTCATATATCCCGACAAACCCAAATTGGCGGCACGGGATTTAACATTGACTTTTATAATTACGGGAGAAACCCCGGAGGAGCACCTTTTAAACTACGATACTTTTATCCGGATGCTACACTTAGGTAAGGTAGATATATCGGTACCGGGAATAAGTGATGAAATATACCACCTGACATACGCAGGTAATTCAGGCAGCTACAACATCTCCGGCGACCGCCTGACGTCACAATTAACAGTAAAGTTCAACGAGCCAAACCCCGCAGACAGGGGCGAGGATAAAGAAGAAGCATAATGACACACTCGAATAAAAATCTGGAAGAGATCAGGATTTCCGCTCTCCGTGGCGGAGCATGCAGGAAGGTAATGCGCATTCACGACTTCCCCGAACTCATAAAACTCATGTTCACGCCGCAGGGAATCGAATTCTGTCAAGACCACAACTTCCCCTCGGTCGAAGTGTTCAGAAAGAACCGAGACAGTTTAGAAGGGCTGGAAGTATATGTAGATGCGGGCAATATCGCGCTCAAAGGTAGAGAGTACGTATGTATCGTCGGAGATACAGATGCTACTATAGAAGCGGCAGGGACTAAATTCATCCATACGATAATCCTGATGCACGGCGCAAGGGCCACGATCAACGCCAAAGATTACGCCGTGCTGAATGTTGCAAATATCAGCGGAGAGTATTCGATAAAGAAAGACAGAACTGTGATTGTACTGTAAAACAAAGCCGGGAATAATCCCGGCTTGTCAATTATTTCGTGCCCCTATTTTTACTGCTGCTGATAACTGGTATGATATCCGGCAGGTCGTCTTGGCCCGATGGCTTTATTCCCCACTTGAAGTTCCGCCAAAGTTTCACTAACCAATTCAAGTTGCATCCGAGTATCTTCGTTAATGTCATTCTGATCTTTGAATACTTCTTCTACGTACTCTTTGAGTTTCAATACTTCTCCTTGAAGTTCTGCCACCCGATCCACGGGAGTATTTGTAAGCATCTGCCGCATTGCTACGAAAGCCCGCATAATGGCGATATTTGCATTTATGGCGATATCACTATTCAACAAGCCGGATAGCATGGCTACGCCCTGTTCGGTAAACGCATAAGGCATTTTGCGAATACCGCCCCAACTTGATGTCACAATTTGTGATTTCAAGTTTGCAAACTCTTGATTCGTAAGCTGAAACATGAAATCAGGCGGAAATCGTTTGCTATTGCGTTTTACTGCCTGATTTAATGCGCTTGTCGTTACTTGGTAGAGTTCTGCCAAATCACGGTCCAGCATCACCCGCTGACCCCGTATCTCGTAAATCTTGCTCTGAATAGGTTGTAGTTCCATGTCTTATATCTCTGGTCCAAATATTCAACCACCGTCCGTGAGGCATCGTTGCAGTGCAAAGATAGTAATTTTTGCTTTGTGTGTAGGAAGGAATGGAACAAATAAAAACCGAGGCATATGCCTCGGTTTGCGACTAAAATTTAAATCCGATTTTTATAGAAATAGCTCCTGCTAAATCTTTGTAATAATCTTGGGATTGATCGGTCTCTGTAATTATAAAATCCACATATTCGCTATGTTGCATAGCATATCCAACAGTAAAATATATGGCTTGTTTGTTTTTCAGGTTGAAATCTATACCTATGGCTGGCTCCAAGTACAATCCTTTTACAGCTTTCGTATTTCCACCTACATTAAAAGAATAACCTACGTTGCCTTGTATGAATGGTGCAACGAATTTGTCAGAAAAATTATACTTGATACGAGCGTAAACGGGGATCAAATATTCCTGACTCCGACTTTCGTACGTATCAGACACATATTGGACGCTTGTATGCGTATAGGATTGATAATAAAGGGCGTCTGTATACCTAAATCCCACGCCTGCGCCAATAAAAAAACGGGGGCTAAAAGCATATCCGCCAATAAACGATACATCTGCCGACTTGTTGTTATATGTCCCCAAACCAAGCATTCCGCCTATCTCAATGGATTTTGAAAAGCCTTGAGCGTGTGCAACGCCTGAAGCAACAACAGCAACGATGAAGAGTAAGAATTTTTTCATATTCCTAATTGTATTGGTTAGTGCCGCAAAATTATAAAATTCCCCCCCCCACCAAATTTTATTCAATAAAAAATGAATTATAGCAAGAAAAAAGACGAGGAACGGTAAAAATCCATCCCTCGTCTTTGTATTTACGACTTTGCATCTATTCGCCATTCTCAACCCTTACATCATCCGGGAAAAGCAAATCTAACTGTTGGTATTGTTTCGGAAATGCGGCGTTAAGCATTTGCATAAATCTGACCCAATTATACCCAGAGGCCCGTCCCAACGCCTCTACAGCTGCTAAATGCTCTTTCAGTTTTGGCCGGCCTATCTCTTCGGTTAAATGCTGGTGATGACGGTCTTTTCGCGTTCCTTTGTCTGTTTTCGGATTGACTTTTTGAAGTTCGGTTAATATCACTGGAGCCAGACGTTCGTAAACAATATCATTAATCCACGTTCCAACAACACCCGGCCGCTTGTGGGTCATAGTCCAATTCCATCCGTGCATTCTATATATCATTTCAAAGAATGAATCGTTAAAAGTCTTTACCCAACGGCTTGCCTCGTCCGAAATGAATTGCGACAAGAACTTTTGAAGCTCATCTTTTGCTCTATTCTTATCCTGCTGGTATCCTGTTGCCTCATCTACGAGCGCTACAATGCCTACTTTGGCAAATGCTCGTACAAGTATTTCGCATTGAGCGGCAATGATTTCCTGACGGGGAGATAGATTGATAGCTTGTCTGGCCTCAAGGAAGGCATCACAAATATCGACCAATACAGTCGCTTCATATCCATTTATCTTTGTCTCCCTATCGTTACAAATAATAGGCTTAAAGTGGTCCTCTTCTTTACCCTTGTAAATAAATGGTTTGAGCGATTTTTGGCTTAAATATCGGCTCAATCTGGTCCCCGCGGTTTGCCTACCTTCTTCAGCTTCGTCTACCATTTTGAGAGCCTCCTGCATCCCTCGACCTGAAAGAACCCGTGTACCATCCTCTAAAACATAGCATGGAATCGGCATTTCTCCAAGGTTTAACACCCCTCTATATTTTACGTTTTTCTCCATTATCTATCAGTCTTATTATACTTATTTATTCCCCCTTCTCCACTTTAATAAGTTTGCCACAATGCGGGCAGGTGATCGCGTTCGTCGGTTGAGGTGCGAATAGCTCCGACACCTCTACATTTAATATTGAGGCTATTTCTTGCAACCTTTTCAATGGGGGATTTCCATTATCTCCAATCGCAATGCTTAATCCAGTTTCTGTCATTCCAAGCCGGGATGCCAACTCTTTTGCAGTCATCCCCTTCTCTTTAAGTATCTCTTTAACTCGCATTTTAATATTGCCTATTTATTGTTTTTTCTCGGCAAATGTAGTAACAATTAAATAATTCGCAAAAAATTTTATTGCAATTTTGATTTTTGCGTTCAAAATATTTGGATAAAATCAAAATATCATTTATATTTGCATCAAGAAATCAAAACAACAGTTAAACCATGAAAGCAACCTACAATAAATCGAAGATCATGCGTAACGCTTGGTATCTGAAACGCGCTAACGCCTCTATATCGTTCTCGGCCTGCCTGAAGAAAGCGTGGCGCAACGAGAAGCTGGCGATCATGACGGCGAAGATCGAGAACCGTCCGACGGAACAGCCGAAGGCTACGGAATACCGCCCGCAGCTGCTGACGGTCCCGGCTAACTACTATGGCGTTCGCGGAATGTACTACGGAGACTAACTCAAACACAATATGACCATGAACGGCATCATCGAATCAGCCGACCGCTTAACAACGTTGCTGGAAGAACAAAACGCCTGTATAGAGCGGATTATGGCAATACTGGACAAATAAAAAAACCGAGACAAAGCCTCGGAATTGGACTAAATTACTGCTTTACAAAAATCCCCACATCTTCTCCTGAAGAAGTGTCTTTTACAAACATTACTGGACCAGATATAATCCCTTCCAATATTGTTAAATTATCATTAAATGGGATTAATGTAATCTTTGATGCTTTGTATGTATAACTATATAAGGCACGTTTATAATCGCTTGATGCACCTCCGTATCTTGAACCATAACGGCATTCATTGTCATCAAATACAAGCGTCGATATGGCACCACTACTAACATCAATCATACCCCACGTAGTACCGGGTAATGGATTAGAGATATTATTATCATTGTCATCGTTATCTGAGCATCCAACAAAAGCCATTGAGACAATAAGTGACCATATGAATAAAAATCTTCTCATATTGTAATTGGTATTAGTTGACATTACAAATTTACAAAATTTCCAATAGTAGCAAATTTTAGAAACAAAATTTACTCCTGATGTAAAAAATAGTGCAAAAGCCCTTGTGAATTAAAAATAATTTCCCATATTTGTAACGCTTACAGTTTGATAACTTAATTATCTCGCAGAGCACGCGGTCAGTTGCTCAATCATATTGGGCTTTTTTTATGCCCATTACGATAGGCGGTTGCCTTTTGCGTAGTTATTGAATGCTCTTCGGGGTTGTTCATCAAACTGTAAGCAGCGCAAAATGGCAGCCGCTTTTCCTATGCCTATAAAAAACTTTAAATGCTTACAGTTATGAAAAAACAATCGCTTCCGGAAACGGATTATCAAACTCGCTGCATCGAAGCCGAGCGAAAAGCACGGGATTTCGAAAACGCCTACTTCAAGGCCGAAGAGCGCTATTCCAATCTAATGGATGCCTATGTCAAGCTACAAGGCTACTACCTTGAATTGCTGGGCGCTGAAAAATCGTCCCACAACAAAATCAAAGAGATCGACCCGTTTATTCTTGTCAAGATGGGCCGCGGAATGAATGTCGCACAATGTAAATAGACCAGCCATGAACAACATACAAATTTTCAATAACGAGAAGTTCGGGCGTGTACGTATCATTATGTCCGACGACAAGCCTATGTTTCTTGCGAATGATGTAGCGAGATCATTAGGGTATATAGAGTATCAAAAGGCAATACGCACCCATTGCAAAGGGGTGTCCGAAATGGACACCCCTACCGATGGTGGGGTTCAAAAGGTGAAATACATCCCCGAATCCGATGTTTACCGCCTTGTCATGCGATCGAAGCTCCCGCAGGCCGAGCAGTTTCAGGACTGGGTATGCGATGAAGTTCTCCCCTCCATCCGCAAGACTGGCGGATACATGTCAGCCAAAGAGACGGACACGCCCGAAATGATAATGGCACGCGCCGTGCTGGTCGCCAATGACACCATAGCCCGGCAGAAGCAACAGCTGGAGCAGGCCCAAAAGCAGGTCGCGGCACTCGCGCCGAAAGCCGAGCTGATGGACAAGGTACTGGACACGGATCAGAAGATCGACGTCGGGCAGGCGGCAAAGATTTTGAATCTACCATTTGGCCGCAACACGCTCTTCCAGCGGCTCCGCGAGCGAGGGATATTCTTCTGCAACCGCAATGAGCCTAAACAAGAGTATATTAACCGGGGTTACTTCGAGTTGAAAGAGAAGTTGATCGACCGAAACAACCACGAATCGTTCACGGTCATCAAGGTTCTCGTGACGCAGAAGGGATTGGATTTCCTCGCAAGGCAGTTTGAAGTGGTCCAAACCCCGAAGAAGATGGCACCGATAAAATAAGCCCCTGTATACTTCCCCGATGCCGGCGCCTCGCAGAAATGCGGGGCGTTTTTTTGTGTTATTTTTTTGCGAAAATTCTTGCATAATGTGCCGAACGGTTGCTCCTTTGCTCTCGAAAGTAATTTAACAAGATTATGAACGATATTCAGATTTTCAATTACAAGGAGAATCCCGTAACATTTCAAGTCGGCAATACCGACATCATGATTAACGCTACGGAGATGGCAAAGCCATTTGGCAAACAGCCGAGCGATTGGCTTCGCCTTAAATCTACGGAAGAGTTTTTAACGGCCCTCGCAAGCGTTCGGGGAATCCCCCGAACGGATATGCTCCTAAAAATTCAAGGCGGCGGCATTCAGGGTACATGGATGCACGAGGATGTAGCTTTAGAATTTGCCAGATGGCTCTCTCCAGCGTTTGCCATCTGGTGCAACGATCGGATTAAAGAACTGCTCAAAAATGGCTCAACTGAATTGCCGACCAATGGTTATGCGATGCAGTTGCCCAAAACGTATTCGGAAGCCCTTCGTCAGTTAGCTGATGCTGTAGAAGCGAAAGAGAAGGTTCAATTACAGTTGGCTGCCAAGACCGAACAACTGGACGAATCCAAAGATTGGTATTCTATCAAACGTTGGGCAAAAGAGCATGGCATGAATTGGCGCAAAGTTTCATGGCGGGCACTTAAAGCCATTTCAGCCGAACACGGGCTTGGAGTAAAAAAGATATTCGATGGTAATTACGGAGAAGTGAACATCTACCATCGTAAGGCATTTGCCATTCTATACGGCAAATAATCGTTCATAACAAACTTTCGGGGCGGGAAGAAATTCCCGCTTTTTTTGTTTTTTCACTTCAAATTTCTTGGTAATTCACGTGACCGTCGAAACCTTTGCCTTGAGCTTGTGACGATGCAAGTGGCAAACGACAGATGGTAATTTATTCTCCGTTAGGAATACAGATATTGGATGCTCCGGTCACGAAAGAGGCTGTTATCAAATATGCCCTCATGAGTGACTATTATATTGAGTTTCCCTTCAATCAACTTCAGTACATTCAAATTCCGCAAGGCTCATACATACTGTACAAAGGCCGTAAGTTCGAGATAATGGCCCCGGTATATCCGGAGTTCGACAACAAGACCGGAGGATATAAATACACGCTCAAGTTCGAGGCGCAGCAGAACCATATGAAGCGTTTTGTATGCTTCTGGCTGGGCGGGGATAATCCCGAAGCGGTATTCCACAACACCACCGCTCTCGAATCATTCGGCGCCCTGATCGTGGCCAACATGAACAAACATCTTGGCGTCGAAAATTGGAGCGTAGGAACCATCGACATCGAGAATCCCAAGGCGACAAAACTCGTGTCATTCAACGGAGACAAATGCTGGGATATACTCAACACGATCGCCGAAACTTTCGAAGTCGAATGGTGGACCGAGGAAAACGGAGATTTAGTGTCGCTTAACTTCGGAAAGCTGGAAAGAGGCACACCCGAAGAATTCAAGCGTGGCGATGTCGTCAAGAGCATCCCCGCCAAGAAGGGCGACGACTCCAGCTATGGCACCCGGTTCTATGTATTCGGATCTACACGCAACCTTACCAGCGATTATGGTCAGGCTCCGCAGGGCGGGGAGACCAACCATGTTTCAGAAATACGACTCAGGCTTCCCAACGGCCAGAGATATATAGACGCCATCCCGAATCTCGACAAAAGTGCCATTGTCGAGCAGGTCGTTTTCTTCGACGACATCTACCCCAAGAACACGGAGACGATCACAAGCATTGAGACCGTTGATCGGGAGATCATCGAGGGGCAAACAGACAAGGCCTATGTCATGTACTGCAAGGACTCGCCGTTCCTGCCGTCCGACATGATCGAAGGCGAAACGCTGGGGGCCACGTTCACCAGCGGAAGTCTCATGGGGCGTAATTTTGAATTAAGTATAAATTACAAACCTGAAACATGGAACCCCGAAGACGGCTTTGACAAGAAATTTGAGATCATCGCCCAAGTTGAGACGTCGGGAGAAAGCCAACTCATAATCCCCAATGAAAGTCTTCATCCCGAACCGGGAGATACTTTCGTACTCACGGGTGTAAAACTTCCCCAGCAACGAATCGAAGAGGCCGAAGAGGAGCTTTTGAAGGCCGGAAAAGCATACGCCGCAAAGAACAGCAGCGACACGGATGTATATACCTGCGAGACCAACCCGGTATATTGCACGGTAAACAAAAAAAATTACGATGCCGGTCAGGCTGTGCTTCTTGTCGATCCTCGATTTGGGTTAAACGGACGTCTGTCCCGAATTCAGGGATACGAAAAAAAACTCTACAACGAATATATCGCCACGTACACAATCGGCGATAATACTCCTTACTCCCGCATCGGCAGCATCGAATCGGATGTCAAGGCTACTTTGTATTCGCAACGTATAGGCGTTACAGACTCCGGAGCGGCAATATATCTCATCACCCGGTACGACTCTACTGCGGCCGAAGATTACAACGCTTATTCGGCCAAACGCGCCTTGTGGCAGTTTGCAAACAAGCAATTCCCGGACACCTTTAAGGGCAAGATGACTTTTGAGGACGGGGCGCAGTTCGGCGATTTCGCAACAGGAATTACCGGCATCGGCGGACTTATCGACAAGAAAGGGAATGCCGAAATGCAAAGCCTCAAGCTACGGGGATTCCTTGAGGTTCCTGAACTGAGGTACAATCGGGTCGATATTACAATGGGTGATACATGGTTTGCTCCAAGCGCCGGGATCATCGAGAGCGTCGATACCGAAGCCAAGACCATCACGCTCAAACTCGAAGAAGGCGAAATAGGCAGCCCGCGTGTCGGTGATATTTGCATGGGTATCTTCCACAGCTCCGAATCCTCGGATAATGCAACGGAAGACTACGATGACAGCAAAGGCAACAGACGCTTTGCCGGATTTGCAACGTGCTATTTCCGCATTACCGAAGTGTTGGACACGACGACCTACAAGACGTTCAAATACCAACTTCGGCCCGTCTCTGCGGCTTACCCGAAGCAATACCACCCTGCTCCCTCGATGACATTTGTCGGGTATGGCTCCTTCTCGAATGAAGCCCGGCAGACATCGCGCTACGAAACAAGGACATACCAGCGTTATCTGAAGGGGGTATCCGACTGGGAATTCATATCGTCCAACATCGCAGCTCAGTACGGCGACCTGTCCAATCTGTCCGTATTCGGGATAGATATGAAAGGCTATTCGGCCTACCTCAATAACATCTACATGTCGGGCGTCATCCATCAATTTACGCCCGGCGGGGAGGAAATACCGACAATCAACGACCGAGGAAAGTGGCTCGCGTCGGAGACATACAATAAAAACGACGAGGTATATCACAATAACGCCAAGTGGCGCTGTCTTGTCGATGGGACAAAATCAGAGCCATCTACATCATCGGAAGCGTGGGTCCTTCTTATGCAGGTCCCACTGTCTTCTGTAGTTCCTGTTTACAAGCAGCAAAATGAAAAACCGGCACTTCCGACCGGCAGCACTGTTCCTCCTGACGGGTGGAGTCTCGAATATCCCGAAGGCGGCGATTCAGGTGCATCTACCGACGTAACCAACATTATAATTGATGCGGATAATGAAGGGGATGTTACCCAAGATGGTGTGTTCTATAAACTTGCTGGAAAAGGTAATAATTCGACGGTGTCGTGCAAAATACAATTCGATGCTCTCAGCGCTGGTGCGACATTGGTATTGGACATAACCGCTTATTCAGAGGAAGGGTATGACAAATTAGCGGTCGGGAAAATAAATGTTCAGAATGTCAATACGGCAGACTCCGACACCTACGAAGCTGAAGTATCAGGGAACGGCGTATCTACTACCGTCGTCGTCACAGCACCAAGCGCAGGACGTCATTTCGTTAATGTAGTATATTCGAAAGACTCGTCCGGTGATGCCAATGGCGACTATGGCTTATTTCGTATTGCGTATAATACGTCCAAGACTATTCCGTTGTGGGTGTCTTTCGGATCGGTGATTGATGGCGTTGTTCAATCATGGTCTGATCCGGCGCGAATAAGCGGTACCGACGGCCGACCCGGAACCGACGGAAGGCCGGGCGATTGGACATCATATGTATTCAAGAAGAGCATTGATAAACCCGGCGCCCCTATTTCTACAAAGCCAATTCCTGATGGTTGGGAAGACGCTCCTTCCGGAGACGGCATTTGGTGGATGTCGAAAGCTACAATAAACGGGAGCACGGGACAGGCAAGCGCCCTGACATGGTCTGATCCGATTAAAGTTACAGGCGAAGATGGCCAGCTCGGACCATATATCGACTTTAAATACGCATCGAGCAGTGACGATAGCATAGGCCCAGATATTGAGTCAAACGTAAGAGAGCCGGACGGCTGGTATGACAATCCTCCGGCGCTTTCGTCCGGGGAATATCTATGGATGACCAAAGCGCAAATAGATGCAAATGACGAGCTTGTGGAACCGTGGTCCGACCCGGTACGCATAAGCGGAGAACAAGGCAAGCCGGGGGACAAAGGAGACCCCGGATATCAGGGTTGCATTATCCGCCTAACGGAATGGGTTTCGGGTGTAGAATATCGCAACGACGCTGATTTAGAATCAGACAGCCTGCGCTACATAGACATAGTGACTGTATATGAGAATAATCGACAACTGAAATTCCAATGCCGTCAGACTCATACTTCATCGAACTCCAATAAACCATCCGGGGGAACCACATCGACATATTGGCAACAGCTCAACGACATGGTGCCCATATATACGCCTCTACTGTTTGCCGAGAACGCCGTTATCAACTTCCTGCAAGGTATGGAGTTCGTAGTCCACAACTCCAAAACGGATATTTCCGAAAATACCATCATCGCAGGACTCGTAGGCGGCGATATCCCTCTGTTTGTCGGTAGCAACACACCGGACAACGCGCCTTTCCGAGTCGCTAAGGACGGTTCGTTTACAGCAACGAAGGCGAATATAACGGGTACAATAGAAGCGACAGGCGGTAAGATCGGTAACTTCACTATAGACAATGATTACTGGCTACAGTCGGTTGTAGGGAGTTCTAAGCATTTTATTTCTGCCAACAGGGACTATATTCAGTATGGTGAATCAAGCGATGCCAGATACAGGTTTATCGATTTCATCTCTACGAATGCCAGCACTTCTGATCCGAGACCGGTAGCCGCGATCATTAATATGAAAGAGAATATCAATTCATCCAACCACAACATAGGACTCAAAATATCTGTAGAAGGGTTATATAGTAATTTTCACGAAGCATTTTCCTGCGGAAACCACGCTCTCTTCATAGCGAAAGGTACGACGTGTGGTTTCAGACCTTATTCACGTGTTGTAACAGCTGGCGACACGACATTACGGGACATGGATACGGTCATTTATGCAAATATCGACAATGGAGACGTGCAACTCATCCTACCCGCGAATCCACAAGACAATCAATTTTATATTGTTCGGAAAGGCGGAACGAAAGGTTATGTAACAATCAACGGCAATGGGAAGCAGATTGCGGATGTAAATTCCAATGCATGGGGGACTATATTTTCATGGCAGGACAGAGCGGCGCGACGCTACTTATACAACAAACAAAATAATTTCTGGATTTCGTGGTAATAATACAATCGACATGAGGAAGATTAACTTAAAACGGCTTGAGATTTTTGCAGATATGCAAAAGAAGATATGCACTGTCCACGATGTACACGAGCAAATCACAAATCTCGTCTATGCAAATTCGTATGGGTTTACAGGGCATGTCCTCGCCCATAAAATATATGAATCGGAAGGTGAAATAGAACTTACCGATGCAGAAGCCCATGAATTAGGACGCCTCGTCGCAAAATTAGGGTCCGTACCGCTCATTGATGCGATCCTAAGCAAACTCGACATGAAAATCGAGGACGTAATATCTCCGACGGATAATAAATAAAAAAGACAACACGTGAAACGCATTCGCATAGGCAAAGATATTGAAATCCGTTGGCCGATACTGACCAATGGTGAGCAAGTCACACTTGAAGGCCGCGATCTGCATTTGGTCCTTCATCTTCCCTCCTGCATGGAAACCCCTTTGCATTTCGAGCCTCAGGGGAACATTGCCGTATTCACTATTTCAGGCAATATGCAAAAGCAGCTGGGAGCATACCGGCTTACCATGTGGGAAAATAAAGATAAGAGCGGACAAACAGCCGTCGATTATTGCGATGCGTTTGAGTTGGTGCCTACTACATGTATGGAGGGCGGCAACGACAACAATCTGACCACGGAAACTGTCAATCTGGATTCTTCGGACTTGATCGTAGGCCTCCCCGGACCAAGTGCCTATGACCTTTACAAGAAGCACAATCCCGATGCAGAAATATCCGAGGAAGAGTATGCAAATGCTCCCATAGATGCCGCCGATGCCGCCAATGAAGCCGCAAAAGCTGCCAATGAAGCCGTAGATAAGATCGGGGATATTAATGAAGCCCTTGCCGGCAAGGTAGACAAAGAAGAAGGGAAGGGGCTGTCCTCAAACGACTATACGGACGACGATAAGGAGAAGCTGGACGGACTTTCGAATTACGACGACACGGAAATACGAGTGCAATTATCTGAAAAGGCGTCGAAAGAGGAAGTAGCCGACGCAGCTGAAAAAACACTTTCCGATGCCAACCACCACACCGATGAACGCATAGAAGAGACAATATCAGGGATTATAACAATACTTCTTGAGTTCGGGCAAGACGCGGAAAAGGCAATATCCGACGGCGACGCGACTACTCTTCAATCAGCACAAAAATACACGGATGATGCCATTGACGCCATCCCCACACCAGATGTCAGCGGGCAGATAGAGCAGCATAACACCTCGCCTACCGCCCATCCCGATATCAGGGATATTCTGAACACCTGCGTCGGTCTTCCGGAGTTCAACAGCGAAACCTACGAGCTTACCTTCACAACGATTGCGGGCGCTAAATTGATCGTTGACCTTCCCATTGAGCAGATGGGACTTGAGTATAACGAAGAAACAAGAGCCATTGAGTTCATAAATGCCGATGGATCTATTTCGTCGATCCCCGTTTCGGACTTCGTGAAAGTATACGTCGGGTCCATTGGTCCGGAAATACAGATTGCTGTAGAGGGTTCCGAGATTCGGGCTACGCTCCTCAATAATACCGTATCGTGGGATAAACTTACGCTGGACTTGCAGGAAGTAATTGAAGGGAAAGCCAACCGCACGGAGATTCCTACGAAAGTATCCGAACTGGAGAATGACTCCGAGTTCGTTACTGCCAAAGAAATTGATCCAGAGTTGAGAAAAACCTCATTTGAGGTAGTAGCTCATTCGGACTGCACGCTGGAGGAGCGCGTCGCGCAGCTCGAATCGCTGCTTGTAAGGATGCTTTCGGGCGATGTCCTGATCCCGGAACTGCAGGTTAAGAAATTGGGCGTCTGGGACGGCAACAACATCGTCGTTACGGGCGAGGGCGCTCCGTCGAAGGCCCCCGACCGGGCCGGACAGTTCTACATCGACACCAAGAACAATGCGGTCTACCACTCTGTGGGAAATAACGCCGTTTCGGACTGGAAAAACAACTAAAAACGAATCGTTATGTCTCAGGTAAACAAATACGCGAACAGAGCCGCTTATGAAGCGGATAACTCCCGATTGAAAACCCAGTCGGCGGTGTCATACGTTGAAGACGACGGCGAACTGATCTACGACGGGGTGAATGTCGTTGTCGGCCGGGATGCCGCGGATGCCGGCGATCTGGCGGTCTTCGACAAGACGGACAGTACGCTGAAGTTCGTCAAGGGTGCGACACTGCTTTACGACCAGCTGCCGCCGGAACTCGTTCCGATGGCCGTGGCCTACGGCCGCCGGGGCGACAAGGTGCGCATCGTTGCCCTGCGCCATCTGGATTTTTACAAGTGGGCAGTGGCGTATGAAGTGAAGCTTTCGGGCTTCGATCTCTCTTCGGGCGGCAGTTTTACGCTACATATCTATATCTCGGATTTCGAGTTTACCTACCCCGCGGGAGCGACGCTTGCGAGTATTGCCGCGCAGATCAACGCCAACACAACAATCGCGGGGTATTCATGGAAAGCCACGGCGTCGGATGAGATCGCCGCGATTGTCATGGAGTGCAATACGTGGGCCGCGAATTACAAAAAAATATCCGCGACAGGCTGTACGCTTACCAAACATGCGGAAGACGTGGACTACCAAACGACTACGATTATTATTCCTACGGGGACGTATTCGCGTCTGCGCCGCCGCAACGGCAACGACAACAATATGGCCGGCTGCCTCAATGATGCCTTTCTAGAGTATAACCGCACGAACGGCAGCACGAGCACCAATGTGCCGCTGGGCAGCTCAACCATCATCCGTGAGAGCGTTTTCACCGAGGCCGATAATCCGGTGCTGGTTGCGGCCTATCCGACCTACCGGGACTACCTGTTCGGCGAACATCTTGCCGAATATCCGTCGGCTTACGAAGCGTTCCTTCAGGACGGCAAGAGCAATACGGCCATTCTCGCCGGGAAAACGCGAACCGACTTCTACGGCAAGACTGTTCCGTGTTATCCGGCGGCCGCCGCAGCTGCCGCCTATGGGATGCAGGTCGAAGGGATAACTACTGGGCTGGAAGTGGGTGTATGGTGGCTTCCCTCGGCCGAGGAGCTGTGGCTGATGGCCAAAGGTCTCATATTCGCACAGTCTTATGATCCAGTCAATCGGACATTGTCCGTATCCGGGAAAGTGATCGCCAAGAAGGACTACATGGCCTCTTCGACCGAATACTCGTCATTACATTATTTTCAGGTCAATCAATACGGTAATACACGGTGGATGCTCCAACAGCAAGGTAAATACGTATCGAGCATCGTACGCCCGGTATCGGAGATATGAAAAAACATAGCTGATTATGTCACAAATAAACAAATATGCGGATAAGGCCGCTTACGAATCGGACACCGCGCGGCTTAAAACCCTCTCGTCGGAATCCTACATCGAGAATGACGGCGAACTGGTCTATGACGGTGTGAATACGGTGGTCCGCAAATCAGCCGCCGGCGTCGGAGACCTCGTCGTCTTCGACAAGACGGACGAAGTGTTGAAATTCATTAAGGGCGCTACGCTCGTTGCAGATAAGATGCCCGCCGAATTGGTTCCCGCGGGCGTGGTGTACGGCCGACACGGTGATAAGGTGCGGATCGTGTCGCTGGAGAATGCGACATATAACGGATCGACGAGTATTCGCTGGGCGGCCCCCTACGAAGTGGCCCTGTCTGGCTTCGACCTTGCGGCGGGCGGAACATTCACGCTCCGGATCAACAGCACGGATTATCCCTTCACCTACTCGGCAGGTGCGACGCTCGAAAGCATTGCCGCGCAGATCAACGCCAATACGACCATATCGTCCACTTACGGCTGGGCTGCGACAGTTGATTCCGACGAGAGGATCATCATGTCGTCGAATACCTTCTCGCCTGTCTATGCGACTATCGAAGTCGTCGGCGGTTGTACGATTACCCGACCGGCCGAGGACGTGAATTACCAGACAGCGCTTACGGGTGTTTTAATCGAATCCGCAAGCGAAAATATACGGCGCCGAAATAATGTGAATTCTTCGTTTGCGGGCTGCAATCCCGAAATATTCCTGCAATACTATTCAGCCAACGGCAGCACGGCGACCAATACACAGTCAGGCAGTTCGACGATTATTCGCCGAAGCGTATTCACAAAGGCGGACAATCCCGTATTAGTTGCTCTGTATCCCACCTACGAGGATTACCTGTTCGGGGAGCACCTGTTGCAGTTTCCTTCGGCATATGGGGCATTGCTCCGCGACGGGAGAGACAATACAAGACTTATAGGAACTATGCGCTTTATTGACATCTATGGCAATTCGTCTCCCTGTTATCCCGCTGCTGCGGCCGCTCTCGACTACGGCGTCACGGTCGAGGGTACGATCACCGGGCTGGAGGACGGGGCATGGTGGCTGCCATCGGCCAACGAAATCTACCTGCTTATGCATGACCGGGCACTTACAGCTGCCGATAAAGAAAGTGACCCCGTGAACCGCACGCTGTCGCGCCTTGGTAATACGACCTGCTACGGGGCGGGGTATTACCCGTGGACGTCATGCGAATACAGCGGCAACAATGTCTTCATCTACAGTGGTTACACCGGTAATGTGGGCAGCGCGTACAAGGCTTACGCATATTCTACCCGCCCGGTAAGCGAAATATAAAAAATCATGGAAACACAACAGCAAATCAACATCCTCGAATCGCGCCAGCTGGAGCTGCGGGCGATCATGACCCAGTCCGACGACCGGGCGATCAAATGTTTCAAGAAAGGTATCTCTTTCGAGCATACCTACCCGGAAGACTATGCGCAGTACGAAGCCGCCAACGCGGAATACAACAAGAACGAACAGACGCTTGCCCGGCTTAAAGCCAAGCGGGCCGAAGAGCTGGCCGCGGAAGAAGAACAGAGACTTAAAAACGGAGAATAAGGCTATTTTATCATGGACAAATTTCGGGAACTCTTTGGTTGTATCTTCGCCTCGATATTCGGCACAATCGCCCCGATACACGACATACTCATCGCCTGCATGCTGGTATTTGCCATTAATTTCGTGGCCGGAGTATCGGCGGGCGTATTTAAGCAACATGAAGGATTCGCCTTCAAAAAGGCTTTCAACTGCATTTTAGAAGGTATGGTTATATCCAGTCTCATCGCCTTTGTACTGATTATCGGAGATAAGATCGATAACCACGAAGGAGCGATGTCAGCAATATCTATCATCGTATATGCTCTTATTTACTTTTACGGAGTCAATACACTGAAGAACCTGACGCGGATTTTCCCAAAGAGCAAGTTGTTCGACTTCCTGTATTATGTCCTGTCCTTCGAGGTTATTAAAAACCTCCCATATCTGGAGAATTATCGAAACCATAAAAATACAAAGCAATGAGCAGAGGATTACGCAATAACAATCCCGGTAATATCAGACTGTCCAAAATCAAATATTTGGGGGAAATTCCATCCACGGATAGCGCCTTCAAACAATTCAAGACAATGGCATGGGGGTACCGCGCCATGTTCGTATTACTCCACACCTACCAGCTGAAGCACGGATGCAATACGCTGCGTGATATGATAGATCGCTACGCACCGCCCATTGAGAATCATACGGATAACTACATTAAAGCCGTATCAGACTCTTCAGGAGTCTGGCCCGACGTAAAGATTACAACAACCAATAAGGATATCATGGTCCCGGTGGTAGCCGCAATGTCGCGCGTAGAAAATGGAGTCGCTGCTGTTATAGACGATGTCAATAAAGGTTGGGAACTATTTCAACAACACAAGCCATGAAGTGTGTTATCGTAACATTCGCTTGTATACTGGCAGGATGCTGTCCATGCAAGCATTTAGCAACAAACACAAAGGATAGCATCAGCATCGAAACACACATCCATAAAATATACTTCAAGGATACGCTTCGATTTCAGATACCTCCATACAGCAAGCGCCAAGTAGTCAGAGATACTTCGAGTCATCTGGAGACGCCATTAGCTGTTTCGGACGCATGGATAAACAACGACGGTTCGCTGGGCCACTCGCTGGAGAATAAGCCGCAGGATATTCCGGTGCCGTTTGAAAAAGAAGTGATTTATCGGGACAGCATTGTCTATAAAGACAGGACCGATACAAAAATTGTCGAAGTGGAACGCCGACTGACATGGTGGCAGCAGACAAAGATGCGCGGCTTTTGGGTCCTCCTTGGCGTCGTTGTATTCGTATTCCGTAAAAATATATTGACGATGGCGCGCCGGTTCATATGATGTAGAGCCTTGAGGGACGGGCATAAAAAAGTCCCCGACATTATAGCATACACCCCTGTATACATAAGTGTTTCCACCCCAATGCCGAGGACTATTCCTTCGTTTGGGGTGGAACTTTTTATACAGGGGTATAACAAATATACAATAATTATCGGGGAAACGTATGCGTAAATCAGAGCTTTTTGCAGAAATACTCGAATGCGTTGCATTTGAGACCGAAATAACCAAAGAACAAATCCTTTCGAAGGATAAATATCAAGATGTGGTTGATGCCCGCTATATGTTGGTGCACTTCTGCCATGAGAAAGGGATGTATATTACAGACATAGCGCGCATGATGCGCTTCTCTCGTCGAGCCGTCGAAAAAATGATCTCGAAATTCGACGAGCGGAAGCGGTACAGTCATCCCATATTCGAAATTCAGTGCGAACTAATTGCGAAAAGACTGCCTACGATCTCCGTCCCATCTAATTGATATGCCTGCCGCCTTCGGCCACCTTTGCATTGTTGCAACAGGTGAACGCCCGGCCTTAACGGGGGCGGCAATCATTCAATAATCTTTTAAAATGGGTTCGGATAAAACTTATATTTTCGATGGAGGCGGCACGGGTGGCGGCCTTGACATCGCAGCTCTCGTCTCGTCCATGATGAGCAACAAGGGCATGGACCCCAACCTCGTAGCGGCACTCATGAACGGTAACAACAACCGCGGTTCGTGGGGCGGCGACGGGTGCTGGTGGATCTGGATCATCCTGCTCTTCTTCTGCTGGGGCGGTAACGGCTTCGGATTCGGAGGCAACGGCGCGAACGGTCTGCCTGCGCAGCTCAACGGTGACGCCGGACGTGAACTTCTCATGAACGCAATTCAAGGAAACGGCACGGCGATCACTCAGCTGGCATCGTCGCTCAACTGCTCGACGCAGCAGATTCAGTCTACGCTGTGCAACATCCAAAGCACGCTGGGGATGTCGAGCCAGCAAATCATCAATGCCGTGCAGTCTATGGGTTGTCAGATCGGCAATCAAATCGCCGCGTGTTGCTGTGATATGAAGCAGGCCATTAATGGCGTCAATGTGGGCATGGAGCGCGGATTCAGTAGCGTTGCCTATGAAACACAACGTCAGACCTGTGATTTACAAAACACAATTCGCGAAACTTCTCAAAGCGGGACTACAGCGATAATTTCCAAACTGGATCAAATGCAGGCAGCTGCATTGCAGGATAAAATTGATGCCCTGCGCGAGAAGAACAGCACTCTGACTACGCAGCTCAACCTCGAACACCAAAACGCCTACATGGCCGGTGTTGTAGGACAGGCTGTAGCCCCCGTGAACGCCGCTGTAGCGGCTTTGCAGAATGACGTGAATAACATCAAGTGCAAGCTGCCCGAAACGGCTACTGTGCCCTATTCGCCTATTGTCGGTGTGCCTACGTGTATTGCCGCACAATATGGTCTCGGATATGGTGCAGGGTTTGGCTTTGGGGGGAACGGCGGATTTTGGGGATAATGCTATTATTCGCCGATAGGTGAAATGTTCTTTGACTTACTGATAAGGGGCTTCCCAATCCGAAAGCCAGCGCCAATGAAATCCTTTCAATGTGCGAGTTGGCTTTCGAATACATTCATATATTCCTCCGATGTGAAATCCGTGTAACTGATGGGCTTCGGATGCTGTTTTATATTTTGCAACCAATATTCCATTTTTAATTTGAACAATTGGCTTTCTGTTTCTCTTGTTGGGTATTCTTCGTGCTTTTGCTGCACACTCTCTTGTGACAGGGTTAAGCATGTTCATTGAACGAGTGTACCAACGAAGATTATGTGCCACATTGTTCGTGCGGTTCCCATCTATATGGTCTACATATGCATAGTTATTAGGATTGGGGATGAACGCTTTAGCAACAAGCCTATGGACTAATTCAGTCTTATCGACTCCGTGTAGGGATGTAAGTCTAACTCTCAAATATCCTCCCCTATTTGGGCGAGGAGTTAATATGCGAGGTTTAGTCATCCAACTATTGTTATTACCTCCGCTCACGCGATGGGATAGCGATGAAACTCTACCGTAATCAGATACCGCGAAATAGCCGAGCGTACCATCAATAATACGCCATTCTTCTCCTTCGAGAGCAATTCTCTCTATAAATTCCCGATTTGTCATTGCCAAACAATTTAGTGGTGCCAAACGAGAAAAAGAGGGAAGGACGTTTGGCAAGCCCTTATCAGTTGGTCATGACTCCAACCTATCCCGATGTAAAATTAGTTATAATAACTTAAATTACAAAAATATGGCAGTATTCCCATTTCAGTATGTTAACCGCAGGGGCATACCGGTACTAAAAACTACGGGCGTGACAGTGGAGACCACGGGTGTTGTGTTTTCCTTTCCCAACCACGCATTTGCAAATTCGTGGTACCGAGGACTCGTGCTGGTTGAGTTGGTACAGGAAGTCCCTGCCGGCACAACGGGAACGCTTCCCGTGCTGTTTGAAACCAACGGGCAAAATAAGAATCTGACGACGTACAACGGAGCAAATGTCACAGTATCGGATATTCCGGGTTCAGGGGTATACCAGATATGGTATGACAAGCAGACCGATACTTTGCAATTGATGACCGGTGCCGTCTGAATTAAAAAAACAATTAACAGAAAGAACGGGAGAAGGTAACTCCTTCTCCCTGACTTTCACAAATCATTAACCAAGATGTTTCAGAACTTGAAAAAAGGCTCCTTAGTCTACGTCTTCGACAATCGCGAGCAGCCAAAGTTTTATACAGCGAATGTAAAAGATGTGTCGGCCCCGTACATTCCGCCCCAGAAACCGGGGCAGTTCTCGCCGATGCAGCAGTTCATCAATATCTCGATAGAGGGCAACGAGCCGTGGGGCGTCCCCATGCTGGCGGACATCGTTTCGAAAGACGGACTCACCGTAGCGACAACACGCGACGGGCTGAAGCCTACAATTATGGAGGCGCAGCAGATGAGCCGAGACATCGTAGAATCCTACGAAAAGCACAAAGCCAATCTGGAGATTTACGACTCGATCCTGATGCAGCTCGACCCCGAAGCTGCGCGCACGAAAGAACTTGAGTCCGAAAATCGGGAATTACGCAGGATGATAGCTGATATGAACGAGCGCATAAGCAAAATACCGACGGCGGAAGAACTGAGGAGCCTTGTCAAGACTGAAGCACCTGCAAAAACTAAGTAACTATGGGTTGGAGAATCATAGGTGAAGGCCGAGGCGGATATGACGGCCACGAAGAGGAGATGGAGCGGGAGCTTCAGCGCGCTTACGAGGAAGGCTTCGAGGAAGGCCGGCGTGAAGGCCGCGGGGGCTACGGTGAGCGCGGAGGTTACGGCGAACGCCGGGACTATGGCGGGGACATGGATGGCTACGACGGTGACGGATACGGCGAGCGCCGTGGCGTCAAGGGTACGGGTCGATACTCGCGTTATCGCAGGCGTTAAACCGGCGGGAGGGGGCCGCAGGCTCCCTCCTTTTTAATTCAGACTGATATGAACAGATTAGATACATATGATAACTTTCCGGCAGGATTCCGGGAGTATCTCGCAAATTACGGATGGCACTTTTCAAAGAAGATGTGCGAATTCGCCGTATCCCATATGCGGGATCGAAACGGCAAGAAGATCGAACCCTACACCAAAGAGAAGGTCGATGCGCTGTTGAAGCAGTACGGCATCGAACTCAAGAAAGACAAGGGATACGACTGCGTATACGTATGCAACATGGCAATTTCTGATTATTTCGGATCGTCGATCCCCAATCAGCAGTACCTCGCCATGTTCATCAAAGACTTCATCGACGATGAAGACGCATACGACGGTATGCCTTTCACTCGCTACTACGCCGACACTATTGGTTCCGGAACTCCCATACCTTGGGAAGAAATGATGTAAGTCATGGAAGATATGCCGCAGCTAAGCGAATTCACAAACGAAAAAGGTGAAATCGATGAAAAATATCGCAGCGCTCGTCCGTAACCTTCCGGGCGACAAGTATCAGGAGTTGGCGACAGCCGTAAACGACGTGCTGGACAACAAACGCTTCAACCGCAAGCAACGGAGACAACTGGCGCGCAACTGGCGCAAATACGGAGAACGGAAAGGCGAACAATGAAAATAAGGGATTTGAATATAGATGCCTACGACTGGAATGTGAGGGTGTATTTCGCCGTCACATGCTATCATACAGACTCTATAATCAAGTCCCTTAACGACATACAATGTCCAGCTGAATTAATGGATCATATCCGCGACAATCTGCTGAAGTGCGATATGGACACCGGTTTCACCTATTCCAACAAAAAGCTCAGGCGCACGGTGATGATCGTGGGGCTGGCGTCATCGCCAGCCGAGTTCCTGAACTCTTTTGAACACGAACTGAGACATCTGGTCGATGATATTGCTTCGACGCATAGTATGGATATGGCCGGCGAAGAGGTTGCATATCTGACCGGCGACATAAATACCGCTCTATGGTCGGATATACACCGATTCACCTGCTGCAAATGTGATAAACATGGAAGATGACAACATGAAATACTGGCTGGCGATGCTTGAAGTAAGCGAATGTTCGGCGCCCTTATTCGCCGCAGTCATATGCAAGTTGATGGATACGATTTAACTATTCAAGAAGTTTTACAAGATCGGTCTTCATCTCTTCGTCTATGTCCCTATAGCGGGCAAATGCCTTACTGCCTTCAGTATGCCCAGATAGGGACCCTACAAGGTTCGGGTCCTTGACTTTCTTATACAGGTTGCCGATAAAAGTTCGGCGAGCCATATGAGAGGAGGCTACTTGATAAAGCGGCTTCTGTTCGGGTTCACGAGTAATCGGATTGAGCACATTTACCATCCGTTTAAGGCCCGCAGCAAGAAAGCATTTTTTAATCGCTTCATTATATTTCTGCTCTGAAATAAACGGCAACAACATCTCATGCTCGGATGATTCATATTTTTTTATGATATCCTGAGCAATATTGTTCAGAGGTACACGCACCGTTACCGGATGCCCTTCTTTGGTTTTACGCGGAATATACTCCACAGCGCCCTTTACTACATTATTGCGCTTCAGTCCAAGCAAATCCCCTACCCTACATCCAATCAAGCACTGAAATATAAATATATCTCGCTGGACAGCCAGCTTATGATGACGGGATAGATTTGTATTATACAGCTTGTTCCGTTCGGCAATTGTAATGTAAATAGGCGTTCCATAGACAGCCTGCTTTATCTCTTTCTTACGGAAGGGATTGGAGGGTATAAGATCATTATTTGCGGCCCAATTTAAAAAGGCGCGCAACAAGATCATTTTGCTGGCAACAGTATTATGCCCGCGCTGCTGCGGCATTCTTGAATCCGGAACCAACGTATATATATGGGGATAATCCTCGCATATCTCGTATTCTCTGCGATAAAAGTCCTCAAAGTCATCCAGCATTTCAGGAGTGAACGTTAATAGGGAGAGTGTGAAATTTCGATCAGAAATCCTCTTATATAATTCGTAACGCTTAAGTACTCGTATAAGCACGTTAAATGCCATTATGCGACGCTCGGAAAAGTTCTTTTTCGAGATATAGCTTTCGAAACAAGCCCATATATCCTTATCCTGCGACATACCCACCGAGTAGGGTGTAATAACATCACGGAGCCAACTCACAGGCAACCCCATCTTCCCCGCCCCGCCATCGATAAAAGACTGCATGACAAAAGAGGTTAATGCCGATAATTTAGCATGGGCCTCATTTGCTTGTTCGACAATATCCTGCCGGGCTGGCGACATCATCCTATAGCGGGGAATCAAGATTGATTGCGTCTTCTCGTTCCAATATTCAGGCAGAACATATATGCCGGTCTTGGCACGTTGGTTGAAACGTCCATGAGTAAACCGAATCAGCACCTCGTGTAAACCGCATGAATTTTCCTTAGCCGAGAGGGAGTAGTAGATTGTCGCCATAATTAGTTACATTTGCACAAATGCAAATATAACTAACCATATATAACTTCAAGAATTTTTGGCGACTTTTTGGCGACTTAGGTTTTATCTGATGATATTTCGGTCGTTTCATGCCATCAACAAAAACGCCATTCTATAGTATTGAGAGCAGATTTTGTTACTCTATGTTATCTCGATGATTTCATAAGATAACATTTCCTTTAGTCCCGTCGGGACTACAA